ACGAAAAAATTTCGTGTCAAGCACGGTCTTGACGCGGGCAATAATACTATATCTTTTGTCAATGATCCAGTCAGTGCAAACGATGCCGCAACCAAAAACTATGTAGATACCGTCACATCCTCTTTAGGAACTGGTGATGTATCCAACTCGTATCTAACATCTACATTCACAACAAACACTGACTTCCAATCGTATGTTGCCAACACTAACTCTCGTATTGATACACTACAAGCAGGTGGCACACTTGTCACCAATGCGTATTTAACATCTACATTCACTACGAATACCGCATTCCAGTCAGCACTTGCAAACACCAATGCGTATATCACAACTGTCGAAGGGGATTTAAACACCCAAGAAGCAAAGCAAGCAAGTGATCTTGCAAACACCAATGCGTATATCGCAACTAAGACAGACGACACCACTGTACTAGCAACCAATACAGCACTCAGAACACTCATTGATGATCGTATCCAAGTTGCTAACGCAACATTACTGATCGATGATCGGATGCAAGTCGCAAACGTCATCTCATATGTGGATACAGAGATTGCCGCACTTGTTAATACAGCACCAACAACACTTGACACACTCAACGAACTTGCAGCTGCTCTTGGTGACGATGCAAACTTCTCTACTACTATTACAACAAATCTTGGACAGAAACTTGGTGCAACTGCTACAGTCACCTTAACAGGTGATGTCACTGGTTCAGGTTCATTTAGTTCAAACGCAGTATCGATTGCACTGACCGATACGAACCTTGGTAACACAAATGCAAGAATTGATTTAGTTAATACCAATTTAACTGGAACCAATACTGCAATCAGGACTTTAGTCAATTCTAACTTAGCAAATACTAATGCATTCATTGCAACGAAGACAGATGATACCGTTGCACTTGCGACTAACACAGCTTTAAGGACATTGATCGACGATAGAGTTCAAGTTGCCAATCTGAATACAACACTTGCAGACTACTGGCCTAGTGCTAATGTCATTACATACACTGCAAAATATCTTGAGGTTGCAAACTCATCAACAGGAACATCAGTCACAGTTTCTAACTCAGCACCTACGATCACTGCTAACGGCGAACTTTGGTGGGATAATGCTTCAGGTGAATTATATGTTTCTTACTCAAGCAACTGGGTTGAAGCAGTCGCACAAGACGTAACACCATACGCAAACAACGGAACATTTAGTTCGTCTAACAATACGATCACATTTGTGCGTACAGATGGTTCACAGTTTGATGTAGTTCTCACGGGGGTAGGTGAAGTCACTAATGCTTATGTGACATCCACATTTACAACTAACACGGTATTCCAATCAGCACTCGCAAACACCAACGCATATATTGCAACAAAGACAGACGATACCACGGTATTAGCAACCAATACCGCACTGAGAACACTAATTAGTGATAGAATGCAAGTTGCTAATGTTACATCAACATATGTCACTAACACGGTATTCCAATCAGCACTCGCAAACACCAACGCATATATTGCAACCAAAACAGATGACACAGTGGTTCTTGCTACTAACACTGCATTACGTACTCTCATTGATGATCGTATGCAAGTTGCAAACGTCAATGTTCTAGTCAACGATAGATTGCAAGTCGCAAATGCTGATGCGAAATATGCAACATGGTCATCTTTAACTTCTACTAACACCGCAATCAGATCTTATGTAGACACAGAAGTTGCCGCTTTAGTTAATAGTGCACCTGTTACACTGGACACTCTTAATGAACTTGCCGCTGCTCTGGGCGATGACCCTAATTTTGCAACAACACTCACTACCAACCTTGGACAAAAACTTGGTGCAACTGCAACAGTCACATTAACTGGTGATGTCACTGGTTCTGGTTCATTCAGTTCAAATGCAGTTTCTATTGCACTGACTGATACCAACCTCGGAAACACTAATGCATATATTGCAACTAAGACCGATGATAGCACTGTCCTTGCGACTAACACTGCACTCAGAACATTAATCAGTGATCGCATACAAGTCGCAAATGTCACAGGAACATATGTCACTAACACTGCGTTTCAATCTTACGTTGCTAACACTAATGCTAGGTTTTCAGGATTAGGAACTGGAGATGTATCTAATAGTTATTTAACTAGCACATTTACACCTAACACTGCATTCCAAAGTGCTCTTGCGAATACTAACGCATACATTGCAACCAAAACAGATGATACAGTAGCACTTGCGACTAATACTGCATTACGCACATTGATCTCAGATCGTATGCAAGTTGCTAATGTAACATCGGCATATGTGACTAATACCGTATTCCAGAGTGCTCTTGCTAATACTAACGCATATATCGCAACCAAGACTGACGATACAACAGTCCTTGCGACTAATACTGCATTACGTACTCTCATTGATGACAGAGTACAAGTCGCAAACCTTAACACGACTCTAGCAGACTACTGGCCTAGTGCTAACGTCATTACATACACTGCAAAGTACCTAGAAGTCGCAAACTCATCGACAGGCACATCAGTTACTGTATCTAATAGTGCCCCTGCAATCACTGCTAACGGCGAACTTTGGTGGGATAATGCTTCAGGTGAATTGTACGTTGCATATAATAGTTCATGGGTAGAAGCAGTTGCACAAGATGTGACACCATATGCAAACAATGCCACATTCTCATCAAGTAATAACACGATCACATTTACTCGTACTGATGCATCTCAGTTCGATGTAGTTCTTACTGGTGTTGGTGAAGTAACTAACGCATACGTTACTTCAACATTTACTACCAACACTGTGTTCCAATCTGCTCTTGCTAATACAAATGCGTACATTGCAACTAAAACTGATGACACTGTAGCACTTGCAACTAACACTGCTTTGAGAACTTTGATTGATGATCGTATGCAAGTTGCTAATGTTGAAGCATATCTTGCAAACACGAACTCATATATTGCAACAGAGTCAGCACGTATTGATCTAGTCAATACTAATCTGACGGGAACCAATACTGCATTACGTACACTGATTTCTGATCGCATCCAAGTCGCAAATGCAGACACTCGTTTCTTGCGTAAAGACGGTACCGCATTACAATCTGTTGGTGGACAAGTTACATTCAGTGATAACGTTATTATTTCTGGAAACCTCACTGTATCAGGAACACGTACAGAAGTCAACACTACGCAAATGAATGTTTCTAATACATACATTTTATTGAACTCTGATTTAGGTTCTGGAACTGCCGCAACTGAAAACGCAGGACTCATTGTCAATCGTGGATCTGAAGCAAATGTATACTTTAGATGGAATGAGACAAATGAATATTGGGAGTATGGTGAAGCAGACGGAACGTTTGTGCAAATCGGACAAGCATCTGCAACAACCATTAACGCACGTAACGAATCTGGTTCAACGATTGACGCAGGAACACCTGTCTATGTAACTGGTTACAGTGGAGGTGGTTCAAGACCACTTGTCGCACCTGCTGATGCAGACGATCCCGCAAAGATGCCCGCATTAGGTCTTGCACTTGAAACCGCAACGACTGGTAATAATATACGTATCGCATCTTACGGTGTGTATGAAAATGCAAATACTGGAGTGTTTACTGAAGGTCAAGAACTTTATGTCGACACAACAGCAGGTAAACTAACTGCGAGTCGTCCAAGTGGAAACAGCACGAAGATTCAGAAGATTGGTCAAGTTCTCAGATCGCATGCATCTGCAGGAACAATTCTGATTCAAGGTGCAGGTCGTTCGAACGACATTCCTAATCTATCAAATCTGAATGTCTTCATTGGTAATACCAGTGGTGTAGGAACGACTAGACAACTGCAATATTCTGATTTGTCAGATGTAGGTTACGTTACTGCAAATACAATCAGTATCAAGAACCCTGCTAACTACCACGAGTATACAGTTACTGTAGATACTAAAACTTCTGCACACCCATACAGTGGTGGAAGTTCATCCGCATACTTCTTAGATAGTGTAGAGTCACCATCGATTGTTCTTGCACCAAATCAGACGTATCGTTTTGATCAATCTGATTCTACGAACTCAAGTCATCCATTAGACTTCTACGTAGATGCGGATAAGAACACTGCTTACACAACAGGTGTGACTGTCAGTGGTACTGCGGGTTCTGCAGGTGCTTACACTGAGATTGTAGTTGACGAGGACACACCACAAGTTCTGTACTATCAATGTCAGAATCATTCTTACATGGGAAGTGTTGCGTCTATCTTGTCTGACACATCACCGAAATACTTGCAAGTCGCAAATTCGACATCGTTTATTACATCTAGTGCGTTGACACCATACTTGCAAGTTGCAAACGTTGCAACCGAACTTGCAGACTACTGGCCTTCTGCAAATATTATTGCATACACTGCAAAGTATCTTGAGGTTGCAAACAACGTCGGATCATCTGCCGCAAACACTAGCACAACATCTGCAACATTATCAGGAAACACAGCAACATTCACACGTGCTGATAGTTCTACGTTTACTTTAGATCTCTCCAGTTTCTCAACAGCTGTTGCATCACCTTATGAAGTAAACATTGATACATTTACTGCGAACGGAACGGCAACTAGTTTTGGTCACACTGCGGATGTAGTTGCAGCGAAGGATATGATTGTAACAGTTGATGGTGTCATTCAAAGACCCACAACAGACTATACAGTATCATCAAATACAGTCACATTTGGAAGTCCTCCTGCAAATACAAGTGTTGTCGCAGTTCGTGTAACAACAGGTGCTCAAGCAGGTATTTCTAATACAACTTTCCAGTCGGCACTTGCAAATACCAATGCATACATTGCAACTAAGTTAGACTCTGCGAACAGTTTCTCTGCGATTACTGTCAGTGGCGGCAATACACTTCTAACAACGACTACTGGGACTGAACTAAATATTGTCGCAGGTAACAATATGATTATTGATGCCAACGATGCGACTAAGACATTAACAATTTCATCATCAGCATCTGGTGGTGGTTCGGGTTTTAGTGCAGGATCGGCAGCTACTAGTGGTTCACCAAATAGTTTGACTTTTGATCTATCAACTGGGACTGACTTTACTGCTACAATTTCTCCTAATTCTAATGCAGGAAATACAAATATTCTGTTTACTAATATTCCTGCTTTCGGATCATTTAATTTTACTTTTAAAGGTGAGTCTATTGTAACAGGTGGGTATGATGTCACTAATTTTGATACAATGGTTGGGCAACCACACAGTGGTGGAACTGATGAAATCGATCCAGTACCGGCTTTACCTTATGGTATTGAAATTAATCCAACTGCGACTCGTATAGTCGTCATGAACCGAGGTGCTGGACTTCTTGAATATGTTGCGAATTCTTCTCCCACTTATGGAAATTATTTTGAAGGGGGTATGAATGGATCAACAGTAGTTGCCGATACGCAATATGGTGATCCCGGTGATGAAGGAGATATTCGTTGGACAGACAGTGGTTCTAGTTTGATTTTGGTAACCAAAGACGGTATTTTGAAACGATTTAAATGCTCTACTGCTTATGATTTAAGTACATATGACTCTGGTGATATTGATAGTTATGATTTAACTACAAATTCAAATGTCACATTTACAAATATTCTTGGACTTGAAGTTAGTCCAGACGGCACTAAGTTTTTCTTTGCGGATAACGATTTGAATAATATTTACGAATTCACGGCATCTACTGCATATGATATTACATCGTTAGGATCAACACCGACAAATACATTTACACCAACAAGTGGTGATTTGTATGGAATTTCGTTTAACGATGATGGAACAGCATTGTATCAATCTAAGTCTAGTGAATATTTAGATACGCACTTTTTGGGTACTGCTTATGATTTGTCATCTCATTCTTCAACAACTACAAATTCATTATCATTTGATGCAATATCTGCAGGTGGAACTCACGATGTTAGTGACCATTGGCCAAGTTCAATAAGGTGGGCATTAGACGGACAATTAGCAGTTCACACAACTGATGGTGATGACACTGTATTTTTCATGTGGATTCCTGATTCCTCTATCACATCAACAAACCCAAATGCAGTGTTTAGTTCAGACATTATAGGTAAAAAACCTGTGGGTCCAAGTAAAAATAACTACATATCATTTACACTAAATGCTTCTGCAATTACAGGCAGTAATAAACTATTCTATAATGGCAGTGCGTCAAGTGCAGAAGCACTTGGACTGTCCTTAATTTACGGAGACTAAAATGGCGGCACCAAATATTATTAATTCGCAATCAATTATCGGCAAAACAGCAGTCCAAGCAGTTGGAACATCAGCAACTGCGATAGTTTCTAATAGTGGCACAAGTGGACAAGTGTTGAAAATAAATGCACTGTATATATCAAACGTGGATGGAACAAACAATGCAGATATTAATGTCGACATTTATAGGTCTTCCACTGCTTATCACATTGCTAAAACTATATCAGTTCCTGCTGATGCGACAGTAGATATAATCAGTAAGTCCATTTACCTTGAAGAAGGTGACTCTTTAAGGTTAACTGCAAGTGTTGCGTCCGATTTAGAGGCAGTTTGCTCTTATGAGGAAATTTCTTAATGGCAGGTCCAAATGGTGGTGTATTAGGCAAGGGGAATGATGCAAGTGCCGCAACTAATGTTGCAAGTGGAGTATGGTCTTTAAAAGAAATCGCGATCGCGGTTGCTAAGGGCATTTTTCCTATTGGAAATCCTGCTGTTGCTGATATATTAATCATCGGAGGCGGTGGTTGCGGAGGCAATGGTGGGTCTGGTTACGTCGGCGGTGGCGGAGGTGGTGGAGGTTATCTCTACATGACCAGCCAAGTCATGCCCGGGTCAGCATTAACCGTAACTGTCGGTGCAGGTGGTGTAAAAGGAACCACCTATTTACCGGGTGGAAATGGTGACGCGTCTTCTGTATCAGGAGTAACTGGTGCATCAGTAAATGGCGGTGGTGGTGGAGGTAGTATCAACACCGGAAAAGATGGTGCTGACGGAGCATCTGGTGGAGGTGGTGGTACTGAAAATGCGTCCGGGACTTCTGCAGGTGGTACCGGAGAAGGTGGTACTATTGGTAATGATGGTGGTTCCGGTTATCTAAGAAACTCGGTTTCTGGATATATCCATGCAGGTGGAGGTGGTGGTGCAGGTGCCGTTGGTGGTGATGGTTCTACTACTGCATCTGGAAACGGTGGAGACGGCACTCAAAACAGTATTACTGGCACTGCAACTTATTACGCAGGTGGTGGTGGAGGTTCCGCATTTAATAGTAATCCGGGCAGTGGTGGAGCAGGTGGTGGCGCAGATGCTCAAACATACAACAATGATGGCAACGCAGGTACAGTCAACACAGGTGGTGGTGGAGCAGGTTCAGGCAAAACAACCGGAACGGAAACTGGTGGTTCTGGTGTCGTAATTTTTAGAACATTGGCAACAGCATCAGCAACCACAGGATCTCCAACATTAACCACTGATGGATCTTACAACATTTATAAATTTACTGGGTCAGGGAGCATTACATTCTAATGGCACACTTTGCAGAACTTGGATTAAATAATACTGTAGTTAGAGTAGTTGTTATAAATAATGATGTATTATTAGACGAATCAAATAATGAAGTAGAGCAATTGGGAATTGACTTCTGTAGAGATTTATTTGGTGGAACTTGGATTCAAACAAGTTACAACAAAACCTTTAGAAAGAATTTTGCGGGAAAAGGGTTTACATATGATTCTACAAGGGATGCATTTGTTCCCCCACATACATGGTCATCTTGGTTGTTAAATGAGGAAACTTGTCAATGGGAACCCCCAATTGCATATCCAGATGATGGGCAATTGTACCAATGGGATGAAGAAAATACTCAATGGACTTTAATAGAATAGAGGTAAAAAATGCCAACAACTATAAATTCTTCAGGTGTCCTTTTTAATAATGGAGGGACTCTTACTGGCTCGTCAGATGTCAACTCTCGAAACTATTTAACTTGGGACGGAATATTAAATGCACAAGTAGGATTCAGTGGGGTCATTGGGGCGAGTGTCTCCTCTAGTTATACTCCTAGATTTGATCTATACCAAAATTTTGTAATTACTCTCAATGGCAACGCAACACTAAACAATCCATCGCAAACCAGTTATCGGCCGCAATCGGGACAAAGTGGTATCTTTGTTTTCGTACACACTGGAAGAACATTGTCGTTAGGAACTGATTATGAAACTCCCGGTGGTAATGGAATTACATTGTCTGGTGGAGTAACACAGACAGTGGATTTAGTGCCTTATTATGCAAGAGGCACTACGGCAATAATGTTAGGCACACCCTTACTTAACTATTCATGATAATCAATAGGAAACATTTATAATGGCATTTGGTTCTCCGCAATTCTTATACAGCAGTGGCGATGCGAGCATTTATCCATCTGGTGCAGTATCAGGAAAATCACTAGTATTAAATTCATATGCTTTCGATACTAATACAAATAGAACTGGAGCAACTAATAGTTATGGTAGTGTAAACTACAGTAGTTTTTTTGAAAGACAATTCACAGAAACAACATCATCAAATTCTAATGATGCATGTACTTATAGTTTTTGGATAAAGAAAAATCAAGATACCTTTAACAAAAGTGAAACTAATCGTCATCAATGTGTCGTGACATCTGTCAGTGATATAAGCTTTACATACACTGATGATATAACTAATAATTATTTAACTATTCTTTTTGATGATAAACAAAGACTTGTAGTTCGACAGTCGAAGATTAACGGTGCAAAGACAACTATAAGCAAATATGCAAGTGAAATGGTATTCAGAGATTATTCTGCATGGTATCATATTGTAGTGGCAATTGATTGTGATGCGAGTTCTAGTTCTGATAGATTAAAAGTTTATGTTAATGGTTACCAAATTTCAATGGAGTTGGCTCCCTCAAGTTCTTCCTCAAACTTGGTCTTTGAGGGATTTGGTGAGTCAAGTGATTCTAGTCAATTACAACGAAAGGTACTCAGCACAAGCACTTCTTCAACGCGGAGATTTCATGAAATTATTGGTATGAATTCTTTTCCTAGTGCTGTTGAGAATCAAAACTCTTCACAAGGTTCTCATGATCCATATAATGCCGCATTTTTAATGGCCAACTTATCAGAATTTCACTGTATTGATGGACAAGCACTTGATGCAAGTGACTTTGGAAAGTTTGTACGAAATGTGTGGGTTCCAATAGAATATACTGGAACTTATGGAAATACTGGGTATCAATTAAAATTTGATCATGATTTTACGGATTCTGGGTTCTACCTTTATTATAAGTCTAATGGAATAATAGACACCTCTGGCAACGATCATCATTTTAATTCACGAAACATTCGTGAAAGAGACTTCAGTCCTTCTAATCCAACAAACACTTTTTGTACTCTAAATACAAATGATGTCAGACACAGTGGTGGTAGTAGATTTCTTAGAAATGATAATACATATTTAAGAACCAAGATTGGTCGTAGTAGTAATATTTCTGGATTTGGAGCCAAAGGCACTATGGGTGCCTCAAGTGGCAAATGGTATTGGGAAGTATCATCAGATTATTCAATGTCCGATGGTAGATCTGCGAGTTATGGTATTTCTGCAAGTGGTCAAGTTAATTTTACAAGACCTTGGCAGTCTGGTACGACTTATGCTCAAGTGCCAGCGGAGCAACAAAAATATCTTATGGTTGACGGATGGGGGTATATGACTTACCCTAAAGGAGACGACGACGGACGATACAGAGATAGAGCTTTGCCATACAACGGAAATGGTCAAGCATCAGTTGAGGGCACTATTTTTATGATTGCTCTGGATTTAGATGAAGGTCTAATTCATTTTGGGAAAAATGGTGCATGGTACACTCCTGCAAGAATTGATACTGATCCTACTTTTAATAGTTCTGCTACGGAAGCGGTAATTCATTCATACTCGGCTTTCACTCCCACACTTAATAGTTTTACTGCATCTTTTATATTGCCTGAAGGATACGAAAAAATTCTTTGGCAACCATTTGTAAATCATTATAGTGCATACAGCGTTTATCCTGAATCTAACTTTAATTTTGGTCAAAATCCTACTTTCGGTGGGAATCAATCTTCCGGAACAACTTATGCGGATGAAAATGGTTATGGAGAGTTTTATTATAAAGTTCCTACAGGATTCAAAGCATGGTGTACTCAAAATCTTCCGGTCGGTGAAGGAGTTGATATTGCATTAAATAACTCTCCAATAGATTATTTTGATGCAAAAATTTATAATGATAGCAATGAATATGTAAGCGGCAACTTCAATGAAATATCAGTTCCTTTGGGAATTAAATCCAGTGGATATGAATATTTTTTAACTAAATCGTTGTCATATTCATATCCTTGGGCGGCATTTGGATCTAATATTGGTTTGGCTCCAGTCCCATCCTCGGATTCTTATTACAACCAATATTATCATCCAAACCGAAGAGACAATGAAACTCCGGATGGAGAAAATTTTGCATTTACAGTCTCGGGGGTCACCACACACTTTGCGACTTTAGATTTCAGTGAAAATGCAGTTGAACTCAGAGATTTAACTGGATCACCAGTTTATCCGTCCAATAGTTCTGATAATCGCATAATGTATCAATGGAGTCTATCCTCGACAACTAGTCCTGTAGTTCCGCAGAAGGCATTAACCTATACAGGAAATGATTCTGGGTCGCGACTTATAACACATGGACTTGGTGTCGAACCAGACTTTATGATATTTCATAATAAAGATCACGGAGCTGCTTCAATAACTTACAATAGGTATACTGGATTTGCAGTATGGTATAATAATTCTTTCACTCCAACCACATCTGATGATTTAATAGATGCACTGAATGTTTCTGAAGAATACCTCGTATCACTCAGAGGGTTTAGAACTGAAAGTGGGTATGATAATGGTGGATTTATAGATTATCAAAACACAGATTTTTTAAGTGGAATTACAGAAAACAGATTTACAGTTTCTCACGGTGCGACTACTGGTGGTGTTAATGGATTTAATGGTACAGGAGGTCGTCTCGGATCTGGTACTCTCGAATCCTTAAATGTAAACAATCATGAATATTTTGTGCAATTGTTTGCTAACTATGACGGTTATTTTAGAGCCGGATATTATGAAGCAAATGGCAATGAATATGGAGTATTTGTCTATACTGGATTTAGACCTGCTTGGGTACTAATTAAAGCACCTCACTCTAGTTACAATACATTTTTTCATATTGTTGACCAAAAGACCGCAGATTCTCCAGATCACAACTTTAATCATTATGCAACTGCATCTTTTGGTTGGACTAATTCATTAACTGGGCGGCCTAGTGTTGGTAGTCCAACAAGTACCTTTGGTGAACACGATGATTTAATATTTAAAGATAGCTCTATAGTGTTAGGTGCTCAAGTCTTGATTATGTCTAATGGGTTTATGGTTATGAATAAGCGAAATTCTATGAATGAGACTACCGAACTAAATAAATACTCTTATGTCCATACATATGCAGCTTTTGCAGATCAGCCATATAAATATGCTAATGCATTCTAGAATTTTTAGGAGAAAAAATCAATGCCGTGGAAATATGCTAATACTGTAATAAAACCATATCAGTCTTGGGAACAAACATGTGCGAATAATGATGTCGTATTGCATTCTGGTGATTGGTATCGTTGGTCTGATGAAGAAAAAATTGCCGCGGGATTAGTTTTTGAGGAACCACAACCTAGACAAAAATCTTTAGATAAAACCATATATAGTGGATATGATGAAGATAACAATCCTGTAGTGAGAGAAGATCTACTGACAGATATAAGAGATTCTATAGTAAAAGGTCTTAAAGAAACAGTCGGTAATTTGCTTAAACCAACTGATTGGTACTATACAAGAAAAATAGAAACTGGACAAGATGTTCCTGAAAATGTGGTTAATTACAGAACTGCGGTAAGAAATCATCTAATTAGTTTAGAGGCATCTTGGGACGCAGTGACTGATGATGAATCTTTTAAATCTTTATACTATGCTGAAGATGATTATCCTAACCCAGAAGACTACAATCTATAGTCATTATAAATAGTCCTATAGATAAACTCTTAGGACTATTTTTATGGCAAATCCTACCACACGAGAAGAATTAAAAAAATACTGCATGAGGAGATTGGGTCATCCGGTCATCGAAATTAATATCGATGAAGACCAGATGCAAGATCGAATCGATGACGCATTAGAGTATTATCGTGATTATCATTTTGATGGTTCGGAAAGAACTTTTCTTAAACATCAAGTTACTGCTGATGATATTACCAATGAATATGTCACGGTGCCAAGCACAATCAATGGCATTATTAATGTCTTCCCAGTAGGCACTGGACTCAACGCAAACAACCTATTCAATCTCAGGTATCAAGTAACACTGAATGAGATTTATGATTGGTCTCATTCTCAGTTTCAGAACTATGTCAGTTCTATGGAACGTATCGCATTAATGGAAGAAATTTTTGTCGGAAAACAACCTCTAAGATTCAGTCGGCACACTGATCGACTGTATCTAGATATGGATTGGTCTGCGAGAGTAACCGTCGGAGAATATTTGATCATAGAATGTTATCGTATTCTTGATCCAGATACTTACACCTCTGTATGGGGGGATCGTTGGTTGCGTCAATATTGCACACAATTGTTCAAACGACAATGGGGAGAGAACCTTAAAAAGTTTGAAGGAATGCAATTGCCGGGTGGACTGCAATTTAACGGTCAAACAATCTGGTCAGAAGCGGATGAAGAAATTAAACGGTTGGAAGAAGAGGTAGTAAATTCTTACTCACTTCCTGCAATGGACATGATTGGGTAATTAAATGCCTACTACAAATCTATACTTTAACAATTTTGCTTTTACACAAGAGCAAAACCTTATCGAAAATTTGATCATTGAATCGATCAAAATTTATGGTATAGATGTGATGTATATGCCTAGAAAAATGGTGAAGGAAGACACTCTGTTTGGTGAAGATATTCTTTCCAAATTCGAAACGGCATATCAAATTGAAATGTACATTAAGTCTGTCGATGGGTTTCAAGGTGAAGGAGATTTTCTCTCCAAATTTGGTCTTGAAATCCAAGATGAACTTGTCCTTACAGTTTCTCAAAGACGATTTGGTGAAGAAATCAATAAACTTGATACGACTCCTACAAATGAATTAGAAGGTATCGGTCGTCCATCTGAGGGAGACTTAATATATTTCCCACTCAATGGCAAAATATTTGAAGTCAAGTTTGTTGAACACGAATCTATTTTTTACCAGATGGGATCATTACAAACCTATGATCTGAGTCTATCATTGTTTACTTACAATAATGAAATACTTGACACTGGACTTTCTGTTGTTGATAACATCGAAGAGAAGTTCTCTACTGACCGAGGAATCTACGAGTTGCTTACTGAGGCAGGAGAAGTTCTTGTCTTTGAAGATGGTGCGTCAATTGTTCGTGAAGATTACGACATTAGTCAAATTGATTCTCAGGCAAACAATGAGTACTTTACGACATCAAGTATTGATTTCTTAGACTTCTCTGAGTCCAATCCATTTTCTGAAGAGGGTAGTTGGTAATGTTTGGTAATCCACAATACTATCACGGTGCCATACGAAAGTATGTCATTATGTTCGGCAATATGTTTAACGAAATTGAAATTGTTAGATATAATGCAAGCAATCAACCTACTCAACAGTTTCGATTACCAATTGCATATGGACCACGAGAAAAATTTCTTTCTCGTCTAAGAACTGATCCAAGTTTAGATCGTGAAGTCGCATTACAATTGCCTAGACTGTCTTTTGAAATAACGAATTACACATATGATCCTTCTAGAAATTTAAACAAACTTCAAAAAAATATTTACACATCGACGGATAATGATAAAGTAAAAAATCAACAAGTTCCTGTGCCATACAATATCGACTTTTCATTATATGGAATGTTTGGTAACCAAGAAGATGCGGTACAAACCATCGAACAAATCTTGCCGTTCTTTAGACCAGAATGGGTTAATACGATGAAGTTGGTGACAGATACTAATGAGTACTATGATATTCCAACAATATTTACTGGGATGAGTATTGAAGACACTTATGATGGTGATTTCCAAACAAGACGAGCATTAATATACACCATGAATTTTGTGGTGAAAGGATATATTTTCGGTCCTGTCAAAAATTCTGCGGTTATTAAAAAGTCTATTATTAATGCGTTTGCAAATACTACTGCCACATCCTCAGTAAATAGTAAACTCACATTAACACCGGGATTACTTGCAAACGGGTCTCCAACAACAAATGCTACCGCATCGGTTGCATCATCATTAATTAGTGCTTCTGATAATTATGGATTTGCATTTGAAAGAGAAAACTTTTTTGATAGTTCAGGTCAGTAAAGCATGTTAAAATTAGGTATAAACTGTGAAAAACAAAACAACAAAAAGTTTAAATGAAATATTTGAAGTTAATGCTGAGTTGGTAGAAGAAAAACAACCGACACTCAGGAGAGAAAATTTTGACGCAAGAACAAAATACGACGACGATATTACAAAAGACTACACCTATGCACGCGAAAATCTCTATGATGTTATCGAACGAGGCACTGAGGCACTCGACTATCTATTGGAACTTGCAAAGGCGTCTGAACACCCGAGGGCGTTTGAGGTCGTTTCCACACTCACAAAAACTCTTGTGGACGCAAACAAAGACTTACTTGAAGTGCAAAGCAAAGTCAAGAAACTCAAAGAAGAAGACAAGCAACCACAGAATGTGACAAATGCATTGTTCGTTGGTAGCACTGCTGATCTACAAAAACTAATTAAGGGTGATGATGATTGATCGTGGTTATAATGGCAATGCGAATCTAAAAAAGAAAGGACAAGTCATTGAGTGGACGCAAGACAAGATACAAGAATTTGTTAAGTGTGCTAAAGACCCTTCCTACTTTGCCGAAAAATACATCAATATTGTTCATGTTGATAGGGGTCTCATACCTATCTCACTATACGACTATCAACGAGACATCATTGATAAAATTACCAACAATCGTCGATGTGCGGTTGTAACTTCTCGTCAAGCAGGTAAAACAACCACTGCGGTCTGCGTTATATTACATTATGTGTTATTTAATGAGCACCGCACTGTAGCATTGCTTGCAAACAAAGGTGATGCGGCACGAGAGATTTTAGATCGAGTCAAGATAGCATACGAAGCATTGCCAAAGTGGTTGCAACAAGGTGTGGTGGAATGGAACAAAGGTTCCGTCGAATTTGAGAATGGGTGTAAGATTCTTGCGTCTGCCACATCCTCCTCTGCGATTCGTGGCAAGTCTATTTCATTCCTATACATCGATGAGACCGCGTTCGTAGAAAACTGGGATGAGTTCTTTGCCTCAGTATTCCCAACTATTTCATCTGGTAATACCACTAAGATTCTACTGACATCCACACCAAATGGACTCAATCACTTCTATAAGACATGCGAGGGTGCGCGTGAGGGAACGAATGGATATGAGTTCGTGCAAGTGATGTGGCAAGATGTGCCGGGTCGTGATGATGCATGGAAGCAAGAAACTCTGTCGTCAATGGATTACGACTACGAAAAGTTCTCACAAGAATTTGAGTGTCAGTTTTTAGGTTCGTCTGGCACACTGATCGAAGGTAATAAACTCAAGGCATTGGTTCATAAAAGACCCATAAGAGAGTCTAATGGTCTGTTTATGTATCAAGAACCACAAGAAGGAAATTCTTACATAACCGTAGTGGATGTGTCAAGAGGTAAGGGACTTGATTACTCTGCGTTTCAAGTTCTTGATGTATCGAAGATGCCATATCGTCAAGTATGCGCGTTTCGTGACAACCATATCACACCAATAGAATATGCTGAAATCATACATAGAACAGTAAAACACTACAACAATTCTGTCGTTTTGATTGAGATTAACGACATCGGAGAACAAGTTTCGGACTTGCTACATTATGATTTTGAGTATGAAAATATACTATACACAGAATCAGCAGGTCGTTCTGGTAAAAGAATATCTTCAGGTTTTGGAAAGAATGTGGACAAAGGAGTCCGCACAACAAAAACCGTCAAGGCAGTGGGTTGCTCTATTCTCAAACTTTTGATAGAGCAAGACCAACTAATTCTTAATGACTTTGCAACCATACAAGAGTTATCTACTTTTTCTAAAAAAGCAGGTTCTTATCAAGCAGAGTCGGGGTGTCATGATGATTTAGTCATGTGTTTAGTATTGTTTGCATGGATTTCAGATCAACAATATTTTAAGGAAATGACTGATATTCACACACTAAAAGAATTAAGAAGTAGAAATGAAGAAGAAATCATGCAAGAGTTACTCCCTTTTGGATTTTATGATGATGGGATGCCTGACGAAAATGTAATAGAAATCCCATATGAAAATTATAATGGAGGATTTTACAGTCCAGATTTGTCAAATTTCGAAAAATTCTAAACAACAGTTTTTTATAAATATTGGAAGAAATATAAAAATGACTCTTTAATGAGAAGGAGAAATAAAATGCCTTTCCAAGTATCACCGGGCGTTAATGTAAGTGAAATTGATCTCACTACCGTTGTTCCTGCAGTAAGTACCACAGAGGGCGGTATTGTAGGACAGTTTAAATGGGGACCAGCTCTGCAAAGAGTATTGGTAGATAGTGAAGATCGACTCGTAAACATTTTCCATAAACCGGATTCAACCAGTGCAACATCATTTTTTACCGCAGCGAATTTCCTTGCATACGGTAACCAACTTTATGTTGTGCGTGGTGTGTCTTCAGATGCATATAATGCAACTGCAAGCACAAAAGCAGATCGTGTTATTAAAAATCAAGACGATTATGATAATGATTATACTGCGGCCTCGACTGACGGAGATTGGGTTGCAAAATATCCGGGTGCATTAGGAAACTCCTTGAAAGTTTCAATGTGTCCTTCTGCTAACGCATGGCAACAAACTATTGGGGTGTGTTCAGATAACACATACTCTTTCGAAACAACTGCAAATGTTCAATTTATTTTTACTGCAGGTTCAAAAATTGTAACAATTGGATACTCTGGTAACTTAGACGGAGATAATTCAGACGCAACTAGCAAACTTATTGTTGGAGATAATTTATTATCAAGTAACAATGTCTTCTTAGGAAAAATTAGTTCCATTGATAGTGCAACGCAGATTACATTAGATTCTACCTACAAAGCATTTACTGACGGTGGAACATCAACTCTTAAAGTGGGTGCATCACCAGAAGCTGCAGTTGATAGTGCACAAACAACACTAGTTCGTCGTTGGGAATACTACAATAACTTTGATCAAGCTCCAACCACAACATCATATGCAAATACAGCAGGATCTACTGGTGATGCTGTTCACATTGTTGTAGAGGATGAAGATGGTCTTATTACTGGTGCCCGTAAGTCAATTCTAGAAACTTATGAAAATGTTTCTTTGGCATCTGATGCAAAGACAGAGCAAGGTGCAAGTAACTACTATCAGACAGTTATCAACCAACAATCTGCATGGATCTGGGCAGGATTTACGAATCCGAATATTACTGGTGCGGCAACTTCAACAGCAGTTACCACAACTTTTGGTGGGGGATCTGGTGCTGATCAAACTACTTGGAATGCACCAATCACAGTATCAATGACAAATGGTGCAGATGGTACAGCATTAGGTGATTCCGAAAAAGTTACAGGATATAATCTGTTTAACAACACTGCTGATGTAGATGTTTCTTTCCTCTTAGGTTCAGATGCAAATCAAACTGTTGCAACGCATCTAATCAATAACATTGCAGAAGTGCGTAAAGATTGTGTCGTGGTTCTCTCACCAGAAAGGTCTGATGTAGTGAATAACAATGCATACGACGGAAAAGAACGTGATGACATTATCGCATTCCGTGATTTGTTGCCATCATCTTCATACGCAGTGATGGATTCTGGTTGGAAGTATCAGTACGATAAGTACAACGATGTATACCGTTATGTACCACTGAACGCAGATACAGCAGGTCTCATGGTGCAGACTGATCTGACTCGTGATCCTTGGTTCTCTCCTGCAGGATTTAACCGTGGTAATGTTAAGAATGCGATTAAGTTAGCATACAACCCATCGAAAGCAGATCGTGATCAACTCTACAAGAAGGGCATTAACCCTATTGTAACATTCCCCGGTCAAGGTACTGTATTGTTTGGAGATAAAACACTATTAGCGCAACCTTCTGCGTTTGATAGAATTAATGTGCGTCGACTGTTTATTGTGTTGGAAAAAGCAATCGCAACCGCAGCGAACTTTACATTGTTCGAATTCAACGATGAATTCACTCGTGCTCAGTTTAAGAACTTAGTAGAACCGTTCTTACGAGATGTGCAAGGTCGTCGTGGTATTACCGACTTTACTGTTGTAGTAGACGGAACAAACAATACCGGAGAAGTTATTGACCGCAATGAGTTCGTGGGTGATATTTATATTAAACCTGCTCGTTCTATCAACTTTATCCAACTAAACTTTGTAGCGGTGAGAACTGGAGTAGAGTTCTCAGAAATCGTTGGTCGTGCAGGATAAATAGAGATAAAACAGGAGAACAATAATGGCGTTTAATGTAAACGAATTCTCAGGAGCATTAGCACAAGGAGGGGCTCGTCCCTCCCTGTTCCAAGTGCAGATCACGAACCCGATCAACGGTGTCGCAGACGCACAAGTACCTTTCATGTGCAAGACAGCTCAGATCCCGGAAGCAACTTTGAGTGCGATTGATGTGCCATACTTTGGTCGTATAATTAAAGTCGCAGGTACTCGTACTTTTGGTGAGTGGTCACCAACGATCATCAACGATGAAGACTTTTTGATTCGTAATGCAATGGAACAGTGGTCAAATGCGATTAACTCATTCCAAGGCAACATCAACAATGCGGGTGGTTCAGCACCTTCACTCTACAAAGCAAACGCACAGGTCACTCAGTATGGTAAAACTGGTGAAATTCTGCGTGTATATGACTTTATAGGTATCTTCCCAACCGCAGTCGCAGCGATTGATTTAGGATGGGATCAAGGTGATAATATCGAAGAGTTTGGTGTTACCTTTGTGTATGACTACTGGCAGGTATCTGGTGGTCAAACTGGCAACGCTGGTGGGATCTAACCCACAAAAGTGATTAAAGGGGCGACTAAATAGAACAGTCGCCCCTGTTTATTATTGAGGAAAAAACATGGCAATCGAACTCTTTGGTTTTCAAATTGGTAAAAAAGACGAAGAAACCAAACCTAATGTAATATCTTTCGCACCTCCACCAAATGACGATGGAACTCTCGCAGTTGCTGAAGGTGGAGTTTATGGCACTACTGTAGATGTCAATAGTCAAGCAAAAAATGAAGCACATCTCATTACTCGATATCGAGAGATGGCTCAACAACCAGAATGCGAAAGAGCAATTGATGATATTATTAATGAAACTATTGTTGGTACTGAGCAAGATTCACCAGTATCAATTGTCCTTGATAATGTCGAAGAAATGGATGATACGATTAAAGATTTGATTCGAAAAGAGTTTGATGAAATTTTGAATATGCTCAATTTTCATAATCGTGCGTATGATATTTTTCGTAATTGGTATATTGACGGTCGTCTATATTATCATTTAATGATCGATACAAAAAGACCTCGTGTGGGCATTCAGGAAATTCGTTATATAGATCCACGAAAAATTAAAAAGGTTCGTGTTGAAAAAAGAGACAATCAAAATCGTGTTAGTCAAGAAATATTCAATAAAAAGTATGACGAATATTATCTCTATTCTTCTAAAGGCATTACTGCGGGGAATCAAGGTGTAAAAATTGCACCGGACTCGATAGCATATTGTCATTCTGGTATTATGGATCAGAATAATAAGATGGTATTGTCTTACATTCATAAAGCAATCAAACCCCTTAACCAACTACGAATGCTTGAAGATGCAACAGTCATCTATCGTTTAGCACGAGCACCAGAACGTCGAATCTTTTATATCGATGTGGGTAACTTGCCGAAAGCAAAGGCAGAACAGTATTTGCGCGACATGATGGTCAAGCATAAAAACAAGTTAGTCTATGATGCAAACACTGGTGAAGTTCGTGATGACCGTAAATTCCTCACAATGCTTGAAGACTATTGGTTGCCTCGTCGTGGAGACGGTAAAGCAACTGAAATCAGCACACTGCCGGGAGGACAAAATCTTGGTGAAATTGAAGATGTAGTCTATTTCCGACAGAAGCTTTATCAATCCCTAAATGTTCCTACTTCTAGATTAGAATCAGACTCATCATTTAACTTAGGTCGTGCTTCAGAAATTAGTCGCGACGAATTAAAATTCTCTAAATTTATTTCTCGTTTGCGTTATCGTTTCTCCGAGTTGTTCCATATTATTCTTGAAAAGCAATTGCTCCTTAAAGGCATTATTACTAAGCAAGAGTGGAGTGATATTAAGGGTAAGATTTACTATGACTTTATTGAAGATAACCATTTTACAGAACTTAAAAATGCAGAAATTATGCGTGAAAGATTAAACACATTACGTGAACTTGATGAATATGTCGGAAACTATTATTCTAAAGAGTGGGTGCGTAAAAATATTCTTATGCAAACCGAAGAAGAAATTGAAGAAATCGATCAACAAATTGCAAATGAACCTTCTCCTGAAGGTGAAGATGACTTCAGTTAAAATATTTTATAAATAGTTACTAGGAGATTACGACATGAGTGATTATACAACACAAGATGCAGTAAGAGCTGCGATGGATGGAGACGCATCAGTATTTAAAAATGCGGTCGGTGATATTTTGATGGACAAAGTTCGTGATGCTGTTAGTTTGAAAAAAATGCAAGTAACATCATCTTTCATGTCTGCAGATACAGAAGAAGAAATCCAAGGGGATACCGATGTCGATTCAGAAGTTTAGTAAATTCGTAACAGAAGCATCTGCCGCGGATGCTGTCGCACCAAAAGATGGTGATGATGAAGTTAAAGGGTATAAACCCAGATCAAAAGGTGAAGAAGATTTTGCTAACCAACACATGGTGCAAAAGACTGATTACCTAGCAGCCCCCGGACAAGATCATGTATTCAACGGCACTATCAAAGAAGAGTTGGAGTCACTCGATTTGACTGAGGGCAAAGTCATGGACGGTTTAAAAAATATCGTTGACAAAAAGTCAACAGGTTCAGTTAAGTTTGAAAACGGTAAGACACTAAAGATAGATATGACAACTGCCAACGCAATGCTTAATCTTTACAAGAAGATCAACGACAAAAACAAGAAAAAAATGGAAGACCAGATTGAAAAGTCTCCAGAAGTGTTCATGAAATTAATGGACGTTGCGTTCGGAGGTAAGTAATGAAAGTATTAAGTACGGCAACAGCACTTGCAACTGGAACCACTAATTTTAAAAATGCCACATCAGTGTATGTTTTTAACACATCAACAGCATCATTAGTTACTGTCCGAAATGCAGATGACGATGGTGATATAGGAAGTGTTTATATTCCCGCAGGTGGTGGACAAGTAATTCATTTAGAAATCGGGCAAGGATTGCGTGGAGCAACTACTTTATTCGGTACTCATATTTCTTCTACGGGATACTAAAATGAAACTGATCACAGAACTCAATGAAGATATTCAGTATATCTCTGAGGCAAAAGAAGACGGTAAAAAGAACTACTTTATCGAAGGTATCTTCATGCAAGGCGACATCAAGAACCGTAATGGTCGTATGTATCCTGCCGAAGTGCTAGATAAAGAAGTAAAACGATATAACAAAGAGTATGTTGAAAAAAATCGTGCATATGGAGAATTAGGTCATCCAAGTGGACCGACTATTAATCTTGAACGAGTATCTCATTTAATTACTGATTTGAAACGTGACGGAGCAAACTTCAGAGGTCGTGCAAAGATTTTAGCAGAAACACCAATGGGTGCGATTGTTAAGGGCATCATGGACGATGGGGGACAGTTAGCAGTGTCTTCTCGTGGCATGGGTTCTTTGAAACCAAATCGTCAAGGTGTGAATGAGGTTCAAGGGGATTTCTATCTTGCAACAGCAGGTGACATTGTTGCTGATCCATCAGCACCAGATGCATTTGTCAATGGTATTATGGAAGGTAAGGAGTGGATTTGGGACAATGGTCTCATCAAAGAAGCATCTATCGCAGATTACAAAGAAGAAGTCGTTAAGGCATCTTCTCGTGATTTAGAAGAAACGAAGTTGCGGATTTTTAAGAATTTTCTATCGAAACTTTAAGTTTTATAAATACATTATAAATGACTAAACCGTAAAGGAGATAACAACATGTCCGATCAAGAAATGGAAATGTTGGAACAGGAAGAAGGACAAATCGTAGAGGTGAAAGCATCTCTAGGAGATCCATCCGAAGTGCCTGATCCAACAACAAAAGAGGTAGATGCACCCGGTGCTGAAGGAAAAGATGCCGATAAAGAAAAGAAATCGGCACCGAAACGTTCATCATCAGAAGTGCCAAAGACTAAGGTTGCTATGTTACAAGCAGCGATGGCGCATATGCAAAACTTGAGGAAAGAAGAACTGAAAGCGGCATACGAAGCAATGTGTGGTGGAATGAGGTCAGAGTCTGTGGAAGAAAATTCCTCAGTAACTTCTATCAAAGAAATTAAGAAAGTCTCTGCTGAAGATGTAAATGTCGCAGAAGATGTTGAAGCAATGTTCGCAGGTGAAGACCTGTCAGAAGACTTCACTTCTAAAGCAACTACTATCTTTGAAGCGGCAGTTGTGTCAAAGGTCAACGAAATTCTGGAAACAGTAACCATTGATCTTGAAGCAGAAATGGAAGCAGAGAAAGAAGAAATCGTTGAGTCATTGACATCTCGATTGGATGACTACATGGAATATGTAGTTGAGCAGTGGATGAAAGAAAATGAACTGGCAGTTGAGCAAGGCATTCGTTCAGAAATCGCAGAAAACTTTATGGTAGGTCTGCGTAACTTATTTACTGAATCATATATTGACATTCCAGAAGAGAAAGTTGACCTTGTTGACGAACTCGCATCAAAGATTGCTGAGCTGGAAGAATCTTTAAGTGAAGAAGTCGAAAAGAACATCGTATCTCGTAAGGAAATCATTGAATCTAAAAAGTCAGAAATTCTGCGCGATGTAACTGAAGGTCTAACTGAATCTCAAGTAGTCAAGATGCAATCTCTCGCTGAAGGTGTTGAGTTTGATTCTGCCGAAGACTATGCGAAGAAGTTGGAGACTATCAAAGAAAACTACTTCCCACAAGAAGAAGTTATTTCTGAAGATACTTCATTCGACTCAGAACCAGTTGAACTGGATGAAGAAAACGAAGTTCAGATTGATCCACAAATGAAAGCATTTACAGATGCTATTAGTCGGTCGATTAAAAAGTAACAATTTATAAATAATACTAAATATAACTACTAGGTAAAAACCGAAAGGAGAATAAAAATGGCAACTGATGCTCTTATTCAAAAGTGGCAACCAGTTCTTGAGCATGCTGACCTTGAACCAATCAAGGACGCACATAAGCGTACAGTAACTGCCCAACTTCTGGAAAACCAATATCAATCTGCTCGTGAACAAGCAATTCATCAAGGCGGATCGCACACTACTACGTTACTTGGAGAAGCATCACCAACTAACGCAATGGGCGCTTCATCTTCTGTAGCAGCTGATGGTTCTATCGACACATTCGATCCAGTACTGATTTCACTGGTTCGTCGTTCTATGCCTAATCTGATTGCATACGACATTTGTGGTGTTCAACCAATGACTGGTCCTACTGGACTGATCTTTGCAATGCGTTCTCGTTATAGCAACCAATCTGGCACAGAAGCACTGTTCAACGAAGCAGATACTACATTCTCTGCATCAGCAGGTGCTAACACTAATTCACAAGTTGCAATCGACGGATCTGCAGGTACAAGTGCAACTGGTACTGATCCTAATGATCGTGCTTCAGGTTCTGGATATACTGTATCAACAGGTATGTCAACAGCAACTGGAGAAGCATTGGGAGACGACTCTCAGAACTCTTTCCAAGAGATGGCATTCTCAATCGAGAAAGTTTCAGTAACTGCTAAGACTCGTGCTCTGAAAGCAGAATACACAATGGAACTTGCACAAGACCTCAAAGCAATCCACGGTCTGGATGCAGAGCAAGAGTTGTCAAACATCTTGTCTGCTGAAATTCTTGCTGAAATCAACCGTGAAGTTGTTCGTACAATCAACTATACAGCAACTGCAGGTGCTCAGATCAATGTCACTACGGCCGGTACTTTCGATCTTGACACCGACTCTAACGGTCGTTGGATGGCAGAGAAGTTCAAAGGTTTGATGTTCCAAATCGAACGTGATGCGAACGAAATTGCGAAAGCAACTCGTCGTGGTAAGGGTAATATGATGATCACTTCTTCTGATGTTGCTTCAGCACTTCAGATGGCAGGTGTTCTTGATTATACTCCTGCTTTGTCTAACAACTTGCAAGTTGATGACACAGGCAACACATTCGCAGGTGTCTTGAACGGTCGTATCCGTGTATACATTGATCCATACTTCTCAGATGCAACCAATAACTACTACACAATTGGTTACAAAGGAAGCAATGCGTTTGACGCAGGTCTGTTCTACTGCCCATACGTACCACTCCAGATGGTTCGTGCGGTTGGTGAGAATACATTCCAACCTAAGATCGGGTTCAAGACTCGTTACGGAATGGTTGCAAACCCATTTGCTACTTCTAATGCAGACGGTGCAATTGCCTTTGCTAAGAAGAACCTTTACTACCGTTTGGTCAAGGTTGCAAACTTGATGTAATAAAAAGAGTAGTTCTAAACTACCGGATTAGGGGGGACGAAAGTCCCCCTTTTTTTGCCTTATAAATAGTAGTAACTTTGTGAGGAATTAAAATGGCATTACAAAACACTCCTGATAATAAAAGTTTTTTATCTCCTTTAGGATTTAAGTTTTCTGTAAAGAAACTGCCTAATGTTAATTATTTTTGCACTTCTGCTTCTATCCCAGATATTACTATGGGGCAAATAGATAGTGTGGAAAATACTTTTATTAAATTGCCTGTTCCCGGTGACAAACTTACCTTTAGTCCTTTATCAATTAATTTTACAGTCGATGAGGATATGAAAAATTTTCTAGAAATTTATAATTGGATAATTGGTCTAGGATATCCAGATAATTTTCAGCAATATGCGGGCATAAAAAAGGGAGGAATTCAACCTATTGGTGAGGTTTATTCCGATGCGACATTAATTATAACAACTTCATCCTATCAACCAAATATCGAGGTTAAGTTTATAGACATGTATCCTGTATCTATTGGTCAATTAGATTTTGATATTACTGGGACTGATGTAGAGTTTTTACAAGGTACAGCATCCTTTGCATATCGTAAGTATGAATTGACAAGTATCGTATAATCTGTTATACTTTATATTATTTTACCTGTGGATTTATCATGAGAATTGAAGACATTGTGTCCGAGTGGGACAAAGACTGCCGTATGGATGAGACTGAGTTAGGTGAAGAGTCTACAAAGATTCCTGTCATCCATAACAAATATCTCAAAATCTACATGGGAGAAAACGCGCAGTTAAAAAGAATGTTCGCACAACGCAATAAACGGAAAAGACTTCTTAATGAATATTACCTTGGTGAGTTAGACCAAGAAGAGTTAGAGGAGTTGGGTCGCGATCAGTTCTACAAGAAAATCCTCAAGAACGAAGTAGATACATATATTGAGTCTGATGATGACTTCATCGAACTAAACCTCAAGTTAGCACTCCAACAAGAAAAGGTCAATTACCTTGAAGCAATTCTCAAGAGTATTAACAACCGTGGATTCCAAATTAAAAATGCAATTGATTGGTTAAGATTTACGAATGGATAGAATTGACATCCTTCCAAAAGATGAAGTGAATGTAAAAATTGAGTGTGACAGAGGGTTGGGGCAAGAACTCTCTGACTACTTCACCTTTGAGGTTCCGGGTGCTAAGTTCATGCCTTCATATAAAAATCGCATGTGGGATGGTAAAATACGACTGTTCAATACTGCGAGTCATACACTCTATAAAGGTCTCGTTGCTCGTGTCAAAAAGTTTTGCCAAGATAGGGACTATGAATGTGTCGTACATGGGGGACTCGATCATGTTGATGACATCGCTCTTAATGAGTTGGAAGAACTGTTCAAAGGTAAGTACATCCCCAGAGATTACCAACTCAGAGCAATTGCTCATGCCTTGCGTGTTCATCGTGCGTTAATCCTTTCACCTACTGCGTCTGGTAAATCATTCATCATTTATTGTATCCTTAAATACTTACTCTCTCATGGTGAGAAGAAGGCACTACTTATCGTACCCACTACCTCTTTGGTGCATCAAATGAATACGGACTTTATAGAGTATTCTGAAAACCAACAGTTTTATTATACACACCTTATCATGGAAGGTCAAGAGAAAAACAACCCAGAAGCACAAATTTTTATCAGCACATGGCAGTCCATCTATAAGCAACCCAAGAAGTGGTTTGACCAGTTCGATGTAGTGGTCGGTGACGAGGCACATCAGTTTAAGGCAACCTCTCTCACTAAGATCATGACCAAACTTGATGAGTGTAAATGGCGATTCGGATTGACCGGAACACTTGACGGGACACAGACAAATAAGTTGGTATTAGAAGGTCTGTTCGGTTCAGTGATGAAGGTCATACAGACAAAGGAGTTGATCGAGAAAGGAACTCTGTCGGACTTTCGTATCAAGGCATTGGTGCTCAAGTATCCAGAGGGAACTTGTAAGCAGATGAAACAGTCTAACTATCAGGATGAGATTCAGTTTCTCATTGCCAACGATTACCGTAACAAGTTCATTAAGAACCTCACAATTACACGTGAGGGCAATACCTTAGTGTTGTATCAGATGGTTGACAAACACGGTCAAATATTATACAATGATATAAATGAATCGGGCAAAGAAGTTTATTTCGTACATGGGGGTATCGATGCTACTACAAGAGAAGACATTAGACATAGAATTGAGCAATCAGACAATGCCATTATTGTGGCAAGTTACGGTACTTTCTCCACAGGCATCAACATTCGTAACCTCCATAATGTCATATTTGCTTCCCCCTCTAAGTCTCGTGTTCGCAATCTTCAGTCGATAGGACGAGCATTGCGTAAGGGTGACAACAAGGAAGTTGCTACTCTCTATGACATCGCAGACGATTTATCATACAAGTCATGGAATAACCACACGATCAAGCACTTTGCTGAACGAGTGAAGATTTACAACGAAGAAGAATTCGATTACAAAATCTACAACATAAAGGTAGGGGAATGAACTCAATCATAAAACTAATTAACGGTGAGACAATCATTGCAGAGATCGTGCATCAAGACGAAAACACAACAAGTATTCTTGAACCTCTTTTACTTGAAATTGGAGAAGGTCCGTCTGGAAGACCAATGATGATTGCAATGACTTGGGTTCCTCTCACAAGAAGTATTAATTTAGTCAATCTGAATACAAGTCATGTGGTTGCAGTTGCCGCAGTAGATGAAGACATCGATGCCTACTATATAAAATCGCTTTCTACACTTAAGGGTAACGATAAAGAAACAGAGGAAGACGAAGAAACGGAAGAAGAGGTCAATGATCCTTGGATGGAAAAGTTTGGGCAACCAATAGAATTATCAGCAAACACGGTACATTAACATGGCAGAAACAAGAGCAGAGAAAAGAAAAAAACCCTATTATGTGGACAACAAAAAGTTCCTTGAGGCAATGGTAGAGTTTCGCGAGTCAGTACAGAAGGCAGAAGCAGAGGGTAGGGACAGGCCAATTGTTCCCATGTATGTTGCAGACTGTATTATGAAGATTGCAACACATCTATCATACAAACCAAACTTTGTAAACTATTCGTTTCGAGAGGAGATGATATCGGATGGTATTGAAAATAGTTTGCAGTATATTGATAATTTTAATCCAGAAAAATCACAGAATCCTTTTGCATACTTTACGCAGATTATCTATTATGCTTTTCTTAGACGTATCCAAAAAGAAAAAAAATATCTGTATACTAAGTACAAAGCAACCGAAGACGCAAATATCTTTGGTGATGTTAGTGATAGGCAATCACACGACTATGGACATGACTACAATGATGGTGTAAAATATAATGAGTGGACTGAAGAATATATGTCAGACTTTATCCAAAATTTTGAAGATCACAAGAGACGCAAAAAGAAGAAGCGAGTAGTAGATGAAAATAGCATTAGTAACTGATACGCATTGGGGAGTTCGTAATGACAATCTTTCCTTCCTTGATTATTTTGATCGCTTCTATAGTAATGTATTTTTCCCAGAACTTGACAAGCGTGGAATCCATACTGTCCTACATCTTGGTGACATTGTGGATCGCAGGAAGTATATCTCTTATGTTACCCTACGACGACTCAAAGAAGGATTTATAGAACCTTGTCTGTATCGCAATATTGATCTGCATGTAATTGTTGGTAACCATGATGTGCCATACAAGAACACTAACGAGATCAATGCGATGCAAGAGTTGTTTGACGCAACTAATGTGAAGTATTATTCCGAGGTTGCAGAGGTGCTCTTTGATGATGTACCACACGCAATTATTCCTTGGATCAACAATGGCAACTACGCAAGCACGATGGAGTTCATGCAGAACACCGAAGCACAAGTTGTCTTTGGTCACTTTGAGATTGCAGGTTGCCTTATGGATCGGGGCAACATGAACGAGCATGGTATGAAAATATCAGACTTTAAACGATTTGACCGCGTGATGTCTGGACACTTTCATCACAAATCTACTACTGGAAACATTGACTACTTGGGATGTCCTTATGAACTCACATGGAGCGACTACCAAGATCCCAAAGGGTTTCATGTGTATGATACCGAGACCAGAGAATTAGAGTTCATCCGAAATCCGTATTCGATGTTTAACAAGGTGTTCTATAATGATGAAGGAAAAGAAATGGATGAGTTGCTTTCTCAAGATTTTGCAACATATGAGGGCACATATGTCAAAGTAGTCAAGCACTCAAGTGGCAATCCATATTGGTTCGATAAATTCATGGATAAACTGATCAAAGCAGACCCAATCAACATTCAAGTTGTAGAAGATCATCTTAATCTTGATTTAGATGACGACGAGGATTTGGTCAACGAGGCAGAGGACACTATGACGATTCTATCTAAGTACATCGAAGGAATGCCAGACAATGTGCCCAAGAAGAAACTTGACTCTCTCATGAAATCCCTGTATAATGAAGCATTACACTTTGAAGTTTAATCTATGATCCGATTCAAAAAATTGCGTTGGAAGAACTTTCTCAGTACGGGAAATGTCTTCACTGAAATCCAACTGGATCGTTCTCCAAGTACAATTATTACTGGTGAGAATGGTGCAGGTAAATCAACCATCCTTGATGCTCTCTGTTTCGTTCTGTTCAACAGACCGTTTCGTGACATCAAGAAACCACAGTTGATGAACAGTATCAACGAGAAGGGTCTTGTCACAGAGATCGAGTTTACTATTGGTAATGTAGAGTATGTGGTGCGTAGGGGCATTAAACCTGCTGTCTTTGAAATCACAAAGAACGGCAACCTAATAGACCAACCGGGATCGGCACGAGATTACCAGACTCAGTTAGAGGACACGATTCTCAAACTGAACTATAAATCGTTCACCCAAATCGTCGTGTTAGGTAACGCATCCTTCACTCCCTTCATGCAACTCACAACAAAGGATCGAAGAGATGTCATTGAAGACTTGTTAGATATTCAGATTTTTAGTTACATGAACACTCTACTCAAGGATCGTGTTGCTCGTAACAAAACTGAAAAGCAAGAGGTCGAGTATCAAATTGACTTGCTTGGTGAGAAGATTAGCATACAGAAAGATTACCTTGAGAAACTCAATGCAGATGTAGAGAAGCAGAAGGCAGAGTTGCAAGCAGAATTGCAAGAGTGGGCATTGCAAGGATTGACTGCACAGACTCAACAGACTGAAGCAATGGACAAGATCAATGAGTTGTCTGAATCTATTGCGAACGCAGACAAGGTGAATACAAAGTCTGCCAAGGTGTCTGAGTTGATGATGAAACTTCACGACAAGATTGCTAAGGCAGAGAAGAGGATTCGGTTCTATGAGAAACATGACAATTGCCCGACTTGCGAGCAAGTCATCGAAGCAACGGCAAAAGCAAAGCAACTTGAGAACACACAACGAATTGCAGAGGAAACACAATCCGCAATCTCAGAGTTGGAGAAACAGCAAGTATCGCTTAATGAAGAGATACAGTATATTACCTCAGTACAACAAGAGATCACCACTTGGCAACAACACTGGCGCGATTGCGAGTCGGCACTATCCACTTACCAGAGTAATGCGGATCGAGTCAAAGATAAACTATCCAGTTTACAGGGGAATGAAGAGACAGAGGATAGTCCGTCATCCAAAATACAGCAACTGGAAACAGAACTTGGAGCATTTGAATCCAAGTCCGAGTCTCTCTCTAAGGACTCTGAGGTACTCAAGATTGCGACAGAGATGCTACGAGATGGTGGAATTAAGAAGAAGATTATCCGACAGTACATTCCAATCATCAATAAGTTAGTCAACAAGTATCTGTCTGCACTAGACTTTTTTGTAAACTTTGAACTGGACGAGGAATTCAATGAGGTTATTAAGAGTCGTTATCGTGATGAGTTTTCTTATGCTTCTTTCTCCGAGGGAGAAAAAATGCGTATTGACCTCGCATTACTATTTACTTGGAGAGCAGTTGCGAAACTCAAGAACAGCACCAACACCAATCTTCTGATTTTAGATGAGGTGTTTGATGCATCGTTGGACACTTCAGGATGTGATGAATTCCTTAAACTTTTACAAGATATTGGAGGAGACACAAATGTCTTTATTATTTCTCACAAAGGTGATATACTAATAGATAAGTTTAGATCTCAAATTCGTTTTGAGAAGGTGAAAAATTTTAGTAGGATAGCATCTTAATGGCACAGACCTTTACCTATAAAACTCCACTACGATATCCGGGTGGTAAATCCAGAGCAATGAAGTTCCTTGGTGATCATTTTCCAAAGGACATTCAGCAATACAATGAACCGTTTATTGGTGGTGGTTCTGTTGCAGTATGGTTCGCACAAGCAAACCCTAATGCAAATATCTGGATTAATGATCTGTATGGTAACTTGTATAACTTTTGGGTTCAGTTACGAGACGACTGCACAAACTTGCAGTCAGAAGTCAAGGCAATTAAAGATAAAGTAACAGATCAGAAAGAGATAGGTAAAGAGACATTCAATCAGATCAGAGAAGACATTGGAACTGAAGGCAGTGATGTTCGTCGTGCAGCTTACTTCTATGCACTCAACAAGATGTCATTCTCTGGACTGACCGAGAACCGTAGTTCGTTTTCGCATTCTTCTCAAGTAGGTAACTTCTCATACTTGGGTATCGAGAAGATGCGGTTTTACTCTTACCTCATTCAGAAGTGGAAGATCACTAATCTTGACTACAAAGAACTGATGAGTGATGATAATGCGTTCGTATTCCTAGATCCTCCATATGAGATCGCATCAAGCAATCTATACGGCAAGGATGGAGATACACACAAGCACTTCAATCACGACGAGTTCGCACAAGCATGCAATGACTGTAAGTCAGATCAAATGATCACATACAATGCAGATCAGAAGGTACAGGATCGTTTTCCTAACTGGAGACAGATTGTATGGGATCTCAAGTACTCTATGTGTACTAACTCTAAGAACTATCTTGAGCAGGAGAAGGAACGCAAAGAACTTCTTCTGATGAATTATGATGAAGAAACTAACGCACTAGCAAAAGCACTAGGAATTTAATATGGCAAATCATGTATATTCAATAATAAATTTTCATATGATCAATGATGATGCGAAAGCAAGATTGATCGAGATGTATGATCGTTGCGAAGAACAAGTTGATGACTATGGCAGACGGTGGTTTGCAGACATGTTCGTCGCAGGAGATATCACATCTGAAGATGTAAAACAGTATTCTTGGACGACAGAAAATATCGGATCAAAGTGGTGTTATATCGAAGAGTTTGATCAAGACGATATGACAATCCGCACAGAATCCGCATGGTCACCTCCTGAGTCTGGTGTAAAAAAGTTGGTGAAGGAACTGAACAAATTAGACGACAAGATTGTGTGGTCAATGCGTTACGAGGACGAGATGCCTAATTTCATTGGTGCGTATGTGTATACTAATGACGAGGTTGAGGACGGTGCGGAAGATGATGATGAAGACATTCGCAATATGATTTTCCACCGATATCCAGAGATTGCAGAAGGATGGGACGAAGACGATGAGTGTTGGCGCGATGATGAAGTCGGTGAGGCAAAGGAAGAGGAGTTTCGTGAGGTTCTCTATGAATGGATTTGTGAGAGACAAGATGAAATTGTTGATGACACAGTATCATTTTTAATTGAAGGAGACGAAGAATAATGGCAAAGACCATTCTTGTTTTTGGTTTACCGGGGAGTGGCAAGTCCACTTTAGCAAACAAACTGTCTAAGAAGTTAGACGCAGATCACTACAACGCAGATCAAGTGCGTGAGATGTTCAACGATTGGGACTTCTCCGAGATGGGTCGTCGTCGCCAAGCAGAACGCATGAAGCAACTTGGTAAGGACTCTAAGAAGCAATGGGCAATCCTCGACTTTGTATGTCCTACTCAAGCACTACGAGACATCGTGAGTGCTGATGTGGTTGTGTTTATGGATACAATCACAGAAGGGCGTTACGAGGATACCAACAAAGCATTTGAGTATCCAAATTTGGATGGCATCGACTTCCGCTTTGAGCAGATGGAATCAGACGCACAGTCACAGTTGATTTCTGGGCATCTACAACCTTTTTCATGGCGTAAAGAAACGACTCAGATGCTTGGACGGTGGCAACCATTCCACGATGGACACTTAGCACTGTTTGAACGCGCACTCGCAAAGACAGGACAGGTTGCTATTCAAGTTCGTGACTGCCAAGGATGGAACGACTCTAACCCATTTGACTTTGAGTTTGTGAAAGAAAAAATCATTGAAAAACTTTCGGAATACGGGTATACTTATAACAATGAGTACACAATCATGCTCGTACCGAATGTCGTCAACATTACCTATGGACGCGATGTGGGATACAAGATCGAGCAAGAAGTATTCACTGATGAGATTCATGACATCTCTGCCACAAAGATTCGTAAGGAAATGGGATACGATAAGTGAAGGTAACTTATGATGTTCTGGTTGGGGACAATCGCGAGACGATCAAGTCTCTCCCCGATCAGAGTGTGAACACGGTGGTGACATCACCGCCATACTTTGGATTACGAGACTATGGCACTGGCAAGTGGGTAGGTGGTGATCCAGAATGCAATCACATGCGAGACTCTAAGGTTGGCGATACAACGACAACAGGTCACAAAGGAATGGATGACAAGGGTCACGCAGTCGGTGATGCTATCTACAAGAACGAGTGTAAGAAGTGTGGAGCAGTTCGTGAGGACTCACAGTTCGGATTGGAAGAAACGCCAGAAGAGTTCTGTGATAATCTAGTCAAACTGTTCCGCGAGATTCGTCGTGTATTGAAGGACGATGGCACAGTGTGGTTGAACCTTGGCGATTCGTATGCGGGTTCTGGTAAGAATCGTAATGCTGATGGTTCATCAAACGAAAAGGGTATCGAAGGAACCAAGCAAGGAACTTCACAAGGAACTATCCTTGGTGATCTGAGACCTGTCAAGGCACATGAGATTGGACTTAAACCAAAGGACTTGATCGGCATTCCTTGGATGGTAGCATTTGCTCTACGAGCAGACGGTTGGTATCTACGCCAAGACATCATCTGGAACAAACCAAATCCGATGCCAGAGTCAGTTCGTGATCGCTGTACGAAAGCACACGAGTACATCTTTCTATTGAGTAAGTCGAAGAAATACTACTACGACTACGAGGCAATCAAGCAACCTGTCAAGCAGGATTGGGGAACACGCGATAGAACGAATGGTAAGTATCATAACTCAGGTACAGGACTACAACCGCACAGTGGACTTGAGAAGTCGTATGAGACTGCTAATAAGCGTAGTGTGTGGACTGTTCCGCCAAAGGCATTCAAGGGAGCGCACTTTGCCACATTCCCGCCAGAACTGATCGAACCCTGTATTCTCGCAGGTTGTCCAGAGGGTGGAACGGTGCTTGATCCATTCGGTGGTTCGGGTACGACAGCAGGTGTTGCGTATCTACATGATCGTAACTCGATTCTGTGTGAACTCAACCCAGAGTATGCTGAGATGGTTGAGAGACGCATTGAGGGTATCATTGAAGGCAAAAGAACACTTGGTGCTACCCTTCCCTTATAACTTTTAGTTATAACCTTATAACAAAATAATCTCAACTTTTTTGCATTTAGGTGTTGACTCTACTCTAAGAATCGATTAAACTGGTTCTGTAAATGAGAGGTAACACCTATGCAAAAAGACATTCTCGCTAAACTCCTTGCTGCTGAGAACATCACAGTGGTTCATGAGAACGCACCAACAGCGTCTTTCAATGTGAAAGATCGAGTGCTGACTCTGCCATTGTGGGATGATCTCACTGGCGACAACTACGATCACTTCATCGGTCATGAAGTCGGTCACGCACTCTACACTCCAGAAGACGGTTGGCACGATGCGGTCTGTGATCGCGGACGCGCATATAAGTCTTTCTTGAATGTAATCGAAGATGCCCGTATCGAGCGTCTCGTTCAGAACAAGTACCCCGGTCTGCGTCGAAACTTCATCAACTCTTACAAGAAGTTGATGGCAGATGGTTTCTTTGGCGCGAGCATGGCAGAGATCAACACATTCGATCTGATTGACCGCATAAATACTTACTTCAAGTGTGGTCAGACCTCTGGTGTTCGCATCGAAAAAGATGAGATGCATTGGATCAAAGAGATCGAAGATTGTGTCACTTGGGAACAAGTTGTTGATATTGCAGATCGTTTGTTTGCTGAAGAAAAAGCAAAGAAAGAAGAAGAGATGCAGAAGCAACAAGAAGAACAAGAGCAAATGCAAGACGAGGGTCAGACTCAGACTGAGGAAGTCGAGACTGACGGTTTCGGTCAAGATGATTGGGAGATGGATAACGATGACGATGAGGAGCAGGAAGGCAACGAGTCGCAAGGCACAGACACTGGAGAAGATGCCGATGAAGAAGAGAATGAGTCTGATTCTTCTGATGAAGACGGTGAGGGCGAGGAAGAAGATGATGGAGAATCATCTGAACTAACTGACGAACCTATCTCTAAAACTGAAGAAGCACTCCACTCTAACATTCGTAAAGAGTTCGGTAACAACTCTGACACCAAGGTCTACAACCTGCGTTTGAACACAAACAAGGTTGATAATCTAATCATCGATTACAAGAAGGTAATGGCATTCGGTAATAATCCGGGTGGATATGGTGAGCAAAGAGCACACCTTGCAAACTACGGCGAGCAGTTGTGGAAGAAGTTCCAGACTGAAAACAAGAAGACTGTGAACTACATGGTCAAAGAGTTTGAGATGAAGAAGAAGGCATCTGAGTATGCCCGTACTACTCTTGCAAAAACTGGTGTGATCTGTCCTGTCAAGATGAACAACTACAAGTTCTCTGACGACATCTTCCGCAAGATGTCTGTGACTCCAGAAGGTAAGAACCACGGCATGGTACTCTACCTCGATTGGTCTGGTTCAATGCATAAGCACATGAAACCAACGATTGATCAGTTACTGAACCTCGTGATGTTCTGTCGTCAAGTCAACATCCCATACCGTGTGTATGCGTTCTCTGATCGGTTTGATCGTAGTGGTGAGTCTGGTGTTATTGATACAGTCAACAATGTTGATGTGAACACACTCCAGTACAAAACCGGATTCCGTTTGATGGAGTTCTTCAACAATCGGATGAATCGTGCTGAGTTCACCAAGATGGCTCAGATGCTTTTGGCAATCGGTCAGAACTACAGCAAGGATGTGTCGTACTACTTGCCTTGGGAGTTCTACTTAGGTGGTACGCCACTCGATGATGCTATCATGGCAGGTGTCCAGATTCACAAAGAGTTCCAGAAGTCGAACCGTTTGGATATCGTCAACACTGTGTTCTTAACAGATGGTGACTCGCACCCGATTGAAGCAAAGATCATTAACATGAATGGGAACCCTCGCACTAATGTTGCGATCTGGCATCTTGGTATTAAGTACAACATTGTCAAGTTCATTGACCCTGTGACTAAGAAGCAATACCGTCTGCAAGATCGCAACGGTTACACCAAGTCATTGCTTGAGTTGTTCCGCGATCACACTGGATCAAACGCTATTGGATACCGCATCCTTCCGCAGAACAAGCGTTCGTTGATGTCTGATCTGCGTAGTGCAGGATTGTCCTATGAGCAAGTATCTAAACTCAACGAAGACCTCAAGAAAAACAAGTTCACCACGATTCCAAACTGTGGGTATGACAAATTCTTTGCTCTTCAGGGAGGTAAGAACCTTGAGACTTCAAACGGTGCAATTGAAGTCGCAGATGATGCAAAGGTCGGTCAGATCCGTACCGCATTCAAGAAAGCAAATGCCAACCGCAAGACTTCACGAGTGTTATTGACACAGTTTATCGAGATGGTTGCTTAGATAGAAAAATACCATTATACAGGTGGTGTCGAATATGAGATACTACCTATGTTGATTGAGAGAGGAATATATTATGAATTTGAATCGTCCACAAACTGCCTTGATCGAGGCAATCAATGAGAAGTTCGGTACTACCGCAACCAAAGCACAGATCGTTGATCTCTGCGAAGAGAAAGGTTTCCGTAAACCATCCTTCATTTTCAATAACACAGACATGCGAGTAGGTCGTGGTCTATATGAAGTGCCGATGCTTCTGAAGTTTACACCAAAGGTTGAGGCACCAGTTGCAAACACTTCTGCGACTCTGACTGCTGAGTTCGACGGGTTCAAAGAGAACCTAGTCCCTTCAGTCGATCCCCTGTTCGTTCCATTCGGTAACTACAAGACTGTTGAAAAGATCATCAAGTCTGGCATGTTCTATCCAGTGTATGTTACTGGTCTGTCTGGTAACGGTAAGACTTTCTCTGTTGAGCAAGCATGTGCCAAGACTCGTCGTGAAGTCATCCGTGTGAACTTCACTCTGGAGACAGATGAAGATGACTTGATCGGTGGTTTCCGTCTGGTTGCAGGTGAGACCAAGTTCTTCAAAGGTCCAGTGATCGCTGCAATGGAAAAGGGTGCAGTCCTACTCCTCGATGAGATTGATCTTGCAAACCCTGCAAAGATTATGTGTCTGCAGTCAATCCTTGAAGGTAAGGGATACTTCATCAAGAAGACTGGTGAGTTCATCACACCTGCTGATGGTTTTACAGTTGTCGCAACTGGTAACACCAAAGGTAAGGGTTCAGAGGATGGACGGTTCATCGGTACTAACGTAATGAACGAAGCATTCTTGGAACGTTTCCCAATTACTTGTGAGCAGGACTACCCAACACCAACAATCGAGAAAAAGATTCTCGGCAAGGTGTTTGCCGACTTGGGTGTCGATGACGGTGACTACTGTGAGAAGTTAGTCGATTGGGCAGACATCATTCGTAAGACATTCTACGATGGTGGTGTTGACGAGGTGATCTCGACTCGTCGTCTGGTTCACATCGCAAAGGCATACTCGATCTTTGAGGATCGTATGACTGCCATTGATATGTGTATCAATCGTTTCGACGACGACACCAAGCAGTCGTTCCGCGATCTCTACGCGAAGATCGATGCGGGTGTCCTAATGAGCGATGATGAAAAGTTTCCTGACGATGCCAATGTTCCTTTTTAAGGAGACTAAATAAATAACTAAGGGGTTGACTCAGACCCCTTTTTCGTTTACAATGTATTATAGTATTCAAAAATAAGGTGAATGATGGAACTAGAAGTTAAAGTAGAAGATCTTAGAAAACGAAAAGTTTTTGTCGCAACTCCTATGTACGGTGGTAACTGTCACGGTATGTATACCAAGTCGACTGCAGATCTTGCAAAAATGTGTGCTCACTATCAAATTGATGTGAAGTTTTTCTATCTGTTTAACGAGTCTTTAATTACAAGAGCACGAAATTACTGTGTAGATGAATTTCTGCGATCGGACTATACTCACTTAATGTTTATCGACTCTGATATTGGATTTGATCCAAATGATGTATTGTCGATGTTGGCATTAATGGATCACACAGATCCAGAAAATGATAAGCACATTATGTGTGGACCTTATCCTAAAAAAACAATCGCGTGGGAAAAAATCAAACACGCAGTGGAGAAGGGATTTGCAGATGAGAACCCCAACAACTTAGAAAGGTATGTTGGAGATTTTGTATTCAATCCTGCACAAGGTCAACGAGAAGTTCGTCTTGATGAACCAGTAAAAGTTCTTGAAGGTGGAACTGGGTTTATGATGATTGACAAATATGCATTCAAGAAATTCGATGAAGCATATCCAGAGTATTCTTATCTGCCAGATCATGTCCGCACCAAGCACTTTGATGGTACTCGTGAAATCATGATGTACTTCCAAGCATTGATTGACGAGAAGTCAAAACGGTATTTGTCAGAAGATTATATGTTCTGCCAGTGGATGCAGAAAGTCGGAGTTGATACTTGGATGTGTCCTTGGATGAAACTATTACACACTGGTTCATATACCTTTGGTGGTTCTTTAACTGATCTAGCACAGATTAATGCAAGTGCGACAGCAGATCCGGATAAAATTTCTAGGATGAAAAAGTAAGTGAATAAATTTCGTTATGATGAAGACAAGTACCTCAAGGAATTGTTCAAGTATATTGAGGGTACTTATGGTGAGCATTACAGCAAGAACAAGTTCCAAGCAACAGAGTTCATTATAGACAGTGGTCATGGTGATGGATTCTGTATTGGAAACATTCTCAAGTATGCACAACGGTACGGTAAAAAGAATGGATACAATCGTGCTGACTTGCTTAAAGTGTTACACTATGCTATAATCCAACTACATGTACATGATTTGAATAACCGTGATGGAGAAGTAAATGATGAAGATCAGTGATACGACATTTGATGTGTTAAAGAATTTTAGCACCATCAATCAGTCATTGGCATTTAAGAAAGGCAGTACGATTCGTACAGTCTCAGAGCAAAAGACCATTCTGGCACAAGCAACAGTGCCAGAGGCATTCCCAGTAGACTTTGCAATCTATGAATTGAACCAGTTCCTTGGATTATCCTCTCTGTTTGAAGAAGCAGACTTTGACTTTGGTGATCGTCAAGTGACACTTCAGGAAGGATCGTCAAAGGCAAACTACACCTACGCAGATCCAAGCATGATCACTACACCTCCAGAGAAGAACATCGAACTCCCTTCAGTGGAAGTTCAGTTTGAAATGAGCAAGGCAAACTATCGTCAGATTCTCAATGGTGCAAACCAGTTGGGACTGCCAGAGGTGGTTGTCACGAATCGAGATGGTAAGGTCTCGTTGGTTGCTACTGACACCAAAAACCCATCATCAAATGAGTTTGCGATCTCGTCCGATACAGACACTGATGCATCGTTTAAGTTCATCTTTAAGATCGAGAACCTCAAGTTTATTTCAAACGACTACACACTGAGCATCTCTAAGTCTGGCATTGCACACTTCAAAAGCGATAGTGTTCAGTATTGGGTTGCAACAGAAGCAGGTTCAACTTTTGAGTAAGTTTTTTTTAGAGATAGGTTCTTGTGATTTTGATACTTGCTTCCCCCTGTTAAAAAATGGATGGAGTGGGATTATGGTAGAGGCAGTACCTGAGATTGCTATGTCCTTACCTACTCATGAAAATCTCACAGTTATTAATACTGTTGTGACCGACTATGATGGGGAAATTGACTTCTATGTTTCTGAAGGAGATGATTGGGTTAAAGGAATTTCCCATGTCGCAAGTAAAAATCATAAAGGGACTAAACTCCTTGAGATGCGCGCAAACCAAGGATTTGTAAAAGGTAAATATAAATTTCCTTGTATGACTCTCGATACTTTAATTGATCAGTATGGCATAGAAAAAATAGACTTTTTGAAACTTGATGTTGAAGGACACGAAACAAATATTATTGAGTCCTATTCTTGGAAAATTAAACCCATGTTCATCAAACTTGAACACTGGCATATTGATGACAAGAACATGAAAAGAATTCTTGAGTCACAAGGATACTTAGTGTATACTGAATCAAGAGACATTTATGCTATATTATGATTGGAGTGAACATGCGCGAAGACTTTCTATGGGTGGAGAAATATCGTCCTAAAACTGTAGCAACGACAATCCTACCGTCTGAGTTACAGCAAACATTTCAGACCTTTGTGGAGCAAGGCAATGTACCGAATCTCTTACTATCGGGTTCTGCGGGTATTGGTAAGACTACGGTTGCTAAAGCAATCCTTGAAGAATTGGGTTGCGACTACATTGTCATCAATGGTTCTGATGAGGGTCGACTCATCGATACCCTTAGAACGAAGATCAAAAACTTTGCATCATCGGTGTCGTTGAGTGGTGGACGCAAGTATGTCATCCTAGATGAGGCAGATTACCTAAATGCTGACACGGTGCAACCTGCACTGCGTAACTTTATGGAAGAGTATTCTCGTAACTGTGGATTCATCCTAACCTGCAACTTTGTCAATAAGATCATCGCACCACTACACTCTCGATGTTCAGTCATTGAGTTCAAACTTCCTAAAGAAGAGAGAACCACAATGGCATCTCAGATGTACAAGCGATCCAAAGAGATTCTTGAGAAAGAGAACATCGAGTTTGACAACAAGGTAGTCGCAGAAGTTGTTAAGAAGTTCTTTCCCGACAATCGTCGAGTGCTCAACGAATTACAACGATACTCTGTGACTGGCAAGATCGATGCGGGCATCCTCGTCAATTTTGAGGATGTCAACATTAAGCAACTCATCGATGGACTCCGCAACAAAGAGTTCACTAATGTTCGTAAGTGGGTCGCACAGAATGTAGATGGTGACACCTCAGCAATCTTTCGTAAACTCTACGACTCGATGAGTGAGTATGTCCAACCACAAAGTATTCCTCAAGTGGTTGTCACACTTGCGGACTATCAATACAAGTCTGCATTTGTCGTTGATCAAGAGATCAATCTAATGGCAATGCTGACTGAGTTGATGGTAGAGGTGGAGTGGAATGAGTAATCCATTTGACTATGTAAACTCTATCAACCAAACCAAGAAAAACCTCATGCGAGGAACTGAGAACGATCAATTGGCAGAGAAGGGATACAATCCTTTCCTCACCAATCGAGCATTATCATATCACCATGACACGGTTGGTCTTGCTAATGAGATGAACCAAAGGTCTAATCTTGACAACGCACTGCAATATGAGTTTTTACTAAATAGTGTAAGACCCAAGAAGCGGTATGCGAAGTGGGATAAGAAAGAAGATCACGGTGACCTTGCCGCAATCAAAGAATACTTTGGTTATGGCGACTCTAAAGCATTGCAAGCACTCACCACATTAACTGATGAACAGATTCTTCTAATAAGAAAAAGACTTGAAAAAGGTGGAAGAAATGCTTGAAACTCTTATTGAGGTTCGGATCAATAATGATGACGACTTCCTCAAGATTCGCGAGACCTTGACTCGCATCGGTGTCGCATCGAGAAAAGACAAAACAATTTATCAATCATGTCACATTCTTCATAAACAAGGAAGATACTACATCGTGCATTTTAAAGAACTATTTGCGTTAGATGGAAAACCAAGCAACTTTGGAGAAGATGATCGAGGTCGTAGAAACACAATTGCGAACTTGATTTCAGAATGGGGGTTAGTTGAATTGATCGATAAAAATAAATCAGCAGAACCTGTGACACCATTATCGCAAATTAAAATTTTACCGCACCGCGAGAAAGACGAATGGAATTTGGTTGCTAAATATAATATAGGAAAGAAAAAATAGTTATGAGTAATTTTGAAGACGTTGGTCTGTTTATGAGCACCTTTGGGCAAGAGGTCAAAAAGGAAGCAGAGTTCCCAGACAACGAAACTATAGCATTACGACTTGAATTAATTCAAGAAGAATTGAACGAATTGCGTGAAGCAATAGGCAATGCTGATATTGTAGAGGTTGCCGATGCACTAACTGACATTTTGTATGTCACATATGGTGCAGGTCACGCATTCGGTATTGATTTGGACAAATGTTTCCAAGAGGTGCAGGAGTCCAATATGAGTAAGTTAGATCACAACGGTGATCCAATTTACAGAGAAGATGGTAAGGTCATGAAAGGACCAAACTATTTTCAACCAGACTTGACGAGTATCGTCAAGGGATAATAATGCATGCCGAAAGGATGCAAAACTTAAACTTGCTTAATAAAGGAGAAAGCACTATGGGTGCAATTGAAAAATTTGGTGTAACATTCCCGAAGGGGTTTGATCAATTCTTTGTCGGTTACGACAAAATGTTCGATGAAATGCAAAAGTTTCACGACACAGCAACAAAAAACATTCCTAACTATCCTCCATTCAATATTAAGAAAACTGCGGAGAATCAGTATGTCATCGAAATGGCAGTCGCAGGATTCGGTAAGTCCGATCTTACTATCGAAACGGAAGGCGATAAACTGGTCGTCAAGGGCAATGCTGAGAATGACGAAAAAGATGTCGACACTCTTTATCACGGGTTGGCATTACGTCCATTCACTCGTATGTTTACACTTAACGACTCGGTTGAAGTCAAGAACGCAGAGATGATTAATGGTCTGTTAAGGATCACATTAGATCGACTCATCCCCGAATCTCAATGTAAACAAATTGAAATCAAAGACTAAATAGAGGGGACGAAAGTCCCCTTTCTAATCGTAGGAGATAATATGAAACTATCCAAAAATTTTAGTTTAGCAGAATTTACTAAGTCCCAAACTGCAGAACGCAAGGGAATTGATAACACTCCAGAAGGAGATCATCTCGATGCGGCAATGGCACTTTTTGAAAATGTTGTTCAACCAGTTCGTGACCATTTTGGTCCTACTGTTCTTAATTCCGGGTATCGTAGTCCTGCTCTTAATGATGCTGTTGGTGGAAGCAGTAAGTCCCAACATTGCAAAGGAGAAGCGGCAGACATCGAAGTCCCCGGAGTCCCAAACGGAGAACTAGCAGAATGGATTCGTGACAACCTTGAGTTCGATCAGTTGATTCTTGAGTTCTACACACCGGGCATTCCTGATTCTGGTTGGGTGCATGTATCATACAAAGCAGATGGTGATAACCGTAAGTCAGTTCTGACTGCCGCACGTATCGATGGCAAGACAACTTATTCTGAAGGGATTAACGTATAATGTTTATGACACTCGGATTTGTTTTAGGGTTTGCACTCGGTTGGATTGTCAGGTGGAAACTTGACGGAATCATTGACTTTGCAAAGAAATTGAAGAAATAATGTCATTAAAGAAGTTGTGGCTTAAATTGCTTAAAGCAGAATCTAAACACAAAAGCAAGAAGGCAGGTAAACTTGAACAAAAAATTATACAAGAGGAATTAAATGAAAGAAGGAATGCGCGTACCGGAAACGACTTTCAAGAAGAGAGTTCGTGATGAATCTATCGGAGGGGACAATCCATTCAAGTGGCAAGATTTAACGACAAAGGAATTATTCTCGGATCGGCGAGTGGTGGTATTTTCCCTACCCGGTGCGTTTACACCCACTTGCTCTACTTATCAAGTTCCGGGGTTTGAAGATAACTATTGGACGATTCGCGAAGACATAGGTAACATTGATGAGATCTATGTGCTCTCGGTGAACGATACATTCGTAATGCGTAAATGGATGATTGATCAGAATGTTAAGAACATTGATTTTATTCCAGACGGAAACGCAGAGTTTACAAAAGGAATGGGTATGGACATTGATATGTCTGCAGTTGGTTTTGGAACACGATCTCGTCGATACGCAATGGTTGTAGATAACGGTGTGATTGAAAAAATGTTTGTAGAACCAGATGCAACTGAAGACAATCCAGATCCATATGGAGTATCATCACCAGAAAGTGTAATGGAATATTTAAGAATGCAATATGATAGTGACAGTGGATTGACAGAGAGTTTCGTGTTATAAATAGTAAAACAAAATAATCTTGTAGGATTCTATTCATTACTGGTACTGCAAAGTACACTTCAAACTTTACAGCACCTACTGCTGAACAGGGTAGAAACTATCAGGTAACTTCTTAAATGGTTGCCTAACCCTTTGTTATTTCACGTGAAAATAAATTCAAAAAAGTGTTGACTTCTTCTCTCAATTTGATATACTACCTATGTTGATTGAGAGAAGAGAGAACATGATGAACGAAGCAATCCAAAACCTTAAAGACCGCATGATCGCTGACTACAACGATTGGACGAATCGTGTTGCCAACGGTGAGTTGAGCGAGCACAACTTAGAGATGATGCGACAGTATGAAGAAGAAATCGAGTTCGTCGAAGGTCGCAAATACATCAAAGTCCTTCAGAACCGCAGTGCTTGGGGTTTCATCGTTGCAACTGATGATGACAAACTCTTCAAGAAAGGTGACATTCTGATGGCAGCGGGTTACAACAAACCTGCACGAAACAAAGCACGAGGCAACGTCTTTGACCTCGATAACACACGTGTCCAGTGGACAGGTGCCAACTACCTTTAGGAGATATATGACTTACGCAACAAAAGAAAAAACAATCCTCGTCGACTGCGACGGGGTTCTACTCGACTGGGAATATGCATTCCACGGTTGGATGACTCGTCACGGTTACACAGTCGTTGAAGGTAAAGAAACAGTTTACAAAATCAACGAACGTTACGGCATTGAAAGTGCTGAAGGAAAACGTCTCACACGGATGTTTAACGAGAGTGCACAGATTCGGAAGTTGCCTCCACTACGTGACGCAATCAAGTATGTGAAAAAGTTGCACGAAGAACATGGGTATGTATTCCATGCGATTACAAGTCTCAGTGATGATCCTTACAGTCAGCATCTACGGACAAAAAACTTGATTGAGTTGTTTGGTCCTACAGTGTTCGAACGGTATGTCTACCTTGATACTGGTGCTGACAAAGATGAAGCATTGGAAGAGTACCGTGGCACTGATTGCTACTGGGTTGAAGACAAACCAGAAAACGCAGATGTTGGCGATCGGTTAGGATTAGATGCACTGTTAGTTGCCCACGAACACAACGCAGATGTTATCACTTGTGAGGGTGTCACACGGGTCTTGAACTGGAAAGAGATCTATGATATAATTACTGCATGAGATTTTATACAAACTTCTATAGCAAAGGTGATACGGTCTTCATTCGCGGTTACGACAATGGTCGTCGCATTGTAGACCGTATTGATTATTCACCTACCCTCTATGTGCCATCTCGTCGGCCGACGACTTGGAAGACAGTGCTTGGATCTCCTGTCGAACCGATGGAGTTGGGATCAATTAAAGAGGCACGAGACTTTGTGTCTAGATATGAGGAAGTAGATAACTTTAAGATCTACGGTTCAACCAATTGGGCATATGCATGTCTCAATGAACACTACGGCAAAGAGTTTGATCCCGACGTAGTGAAAGTAGCAAACATTGATATTGAGGTTGGTAGTGAGGAAGGTTTCCCCAATCCAGAGATAGCGAACCAACCTGTTACAGCAATTACGGTTTCGGTCAATGGCAGATATTTTGTTTTTGGTGTCGGTGAGTATAACAATACTCGTGATACTGTATCTTACGTGGATTGTCGTGGAGAAAGACATCTCCTAGATGTATTTCTTGAGTTCTGGGAACGCATTGATGTTGACATTGTTACTGGTTGGAATGTTGATGGATTCGACATACCTTATCTAATCAATCGTATCACAAAACTGATCGGTGAGAAAGATGCTCGTCGTCTATCCCCTGCGAAGTGGATTCAAGAACGAACCTTTAAGGGCAACTTTGGTAAGGAATCAAAAGAGTATACATTAGTTGGACTCGCAGTGCTTGACTATATGCAACTCTATAAAAAGTTCACATACTCACAACAAGAGTCGTATCGACTAGATCATATCGGTTATGTAGAACTTGGTGAGAATAAACTCGACTACTCTGAGATGGAGACACTACACCAACTGTATAAGTTAGATTACCAGAAGTTCATTGACTACAACATCAAGGATGTTGAGTTGGTTGACAAACTGGAGGATAAGATGCGTCTCATCGAACAGGCACTGACGATTGCTTACGATGCTCAAGTAAACTATGGTGATGTCTTCACGCAAGTACGCATGTGGGATGTGTTGATACATAATTACCTGCTCAAGCAACAGATCGTGATTCCGCCAAAGGATTTCCAAGGCAAGGACTCCAAGTATGCGGGTGCGTATGTGAAAGACCCACAGGTTGGGATGCACAATTGGGTGATGTCGTTTGACTTGAACTCGTTGTATCCGCATTTGATCATGCAGTACAACATCAGTCCAGACACATTCATACCCAATATGAAAGAAGACATCACAGTAGACGACATCGTTGATATGAAAATGATTGATCAATGGGACGATGCCATAGACAAAGACAAATGCTTGACTGCCAATGGATTCTACTATCGAAAAGATTGCCAAGGGTTCTTGCCAGAAATGATGGAAACGATGTATAATGAACGAGTACTTTATAAACAAAAAATGATTGAAGCACAGAAAGAACTTGAAGAAGTAAATAAGCAACTGAAGGAGTTGACATGACAAAAGGTGACGTAGTAGCAGTCGTAACGATTGCAGGCGAGTTTGTTGGTAAGTATCGAACATTGAAAGATGGGAACATTATTTTAGATGATCCTCGGATGCTGATCCAGAATGAACAAGGTATGGGGTTTGCGGCAGGTATTTGCGTAACAGGGAAAATGAATCCGGATGCGGTAACATTTCAGCAGTATGTGTTCGTCACAGCAGTAAACAATGACATTGAAAAGGCATACCGTTCAGCAGTGAGTGGATTGGTACTTTGACAAAACAAGAACTTCTTACTCGCAAGAAGCAGTTAGAGAAAGACATCTCTAAGTACAAGAATCTGCAACTCGCAAAGAAGGTTCAGTTGAACTCTGCCTATGGTGCGTTGGGTAACCAATACTTTCGTTTCTTTGATGTGCGAATGGCAGAGTCGATTACGCTGAGTGGGCAGTTGTCCATTCGGTGGATCGAAGCACGAGTGAATGAATACCTTAATAAACTACTGAAGACAGAGGGTGAAGATTATGTCATTGCTTCAGATACAGATTCGCTATACATCACTTTTGACCGATTGGTTAACCAAGTGTTTACGAAGGGAGACGGAGTACAAAACCTTGATACTGACCGGGTGGTCAAATTCTTGGACGATGTTGCTCAAAAGAAGATTGAACCGTTTATTGATCAGAGTTATCAAAACCTTGCTGATCTGATGAATGTATATGATCAGAAGATGTTCATGAAACGTGAGGCAATTGCGGACAAGGGCATCTGGACTGCGAAGAAGCGTTATGCACTCAATGTGTATGACAACGAAGGTGTACGATATACTGAACCTAAACTTAAAGTCATGGGATTGGAGATTGTCAAATCATCAACACCACAGTCTTGTCGTGATGCGTTGAAGGGTGCAGTCAAACTGATTATGAGTTCTGACGAGGCAACTGTACAAAAATACATCGCAGACTTTAAAGAAAAGTTTCGCACTCTACCCTTTGAGGAAGTTGCATTCCCTCGTGGAGTGACTGATCTCACTAAATATACAACCAATGGGGATGAGTTGGAGTTTATGAAAAGCACTCCGATTCATGTAAGAGGTAGTCTACTCTACAATCACTTGCTCAAGCAACATAAGTTGGAGAAACGTTATGAGTCAATCAAAGACGGTGAAAAGATCAAGTTTTGTTATCTCAAAACTCCAAATCCTATTCGGCAAAATGTTCTTAGCATTATGTCTTCCCTACCGAAAGAGTTCGGGCTGAATCAATACATAGACTACGACACACAGTTTGACAAAGCATTCCTTGAACCCATCAGTGCTATTCTCAGTGCGATTGGTTGGAGTTCGGAAAAGAAAGCAACATTGGAGGATTTTTTCACATGAGTGACTTTGATTTTGGGTTCACTATGGTGGATGAAAACGAACTTGACATTGTAAAAGAAGTCAAGTCCACCGCACAGTCAACAGCATCTGAGGTTGACAAATACAAAGAAAAATGCGATACTTTATACAACATGATTTTACCTTTACTGAATAATCTCGCAGCTAATCCAGAAAAAGATTACATCAAATGGAACGGCAAAGATAGACTTGTAAAAATCGAACAATTCCGTGATAAGTTAGATGGAGTATATACATCGTGAATTTTTTAAATGATTTGGTCAAGGGGTTTGATAACGCAAACATCCTTGAAGATGGTGGAAATAGTTCAGAGTATTCTGGTTCTATTGACACTGGTTCATACATTATGAATGCAGTATTAAGTGGTTCGATGTATGGTGGTGTTCCTAACAATAAGATCACCGCATTCGCAGGTGAATCTGCAACAGGTAAGACCTTCTTTGTTCTGGGAGTGCTCAAGACATTCTTAGAGCAACATCCAGAGGGAGGTGTTATTTACTTTGATACCGAAGCCGCAGTCACAAAAAAGATGATGACTGATCGAGGCATTGACGCAAAACGAGTTGCAATTGTTGAACCGCAGTCTATTGAGGAATTTCGTACTCAAGCAGTGCGTATGTTAGATAATTATCTAGAAGAGAAGAACCAACCGCCAATGATGATGGTACTTGACTCTTTGGGTATGCTTTCGTCAGAGAAAGAATTGGAAGATACAGCAAAGGGTGAAAACAAACGCGATATGACTAAGGCACAGTTGTTGCGTGGCACATTCAGAGTTCTTTCTCTCAAGTTGGCAAAGGCAAATGTGCCGATGCTTGTTACTAACCATGTTTACGATGTGGTGGGGGCGTATGTACCAACTAAAGAAATTTCTGGTGGATCAGGTCTCAAGTATGCGGCATCATCTATCTGTATGCTTACAAAAAAGAAGGACAAGGATGGCACAGATGTCATCGGTAACCTCATTAAAGTACGTATGCACAAATCGAGATTCACAAAAGAAAACAAAGACGTATTCGTCAAACTATCTTATGATAGCGGTCTTGATCGTTATTACGGTCTTCTTGATCTTGCTGAGAAATATGACATTATAAAGAAAGTATCTACCCGATATGAATTGCCTGACGGACGTAAGGTGTTTGCAAAAGCAATTAATGAAAACCCGCAAAGTTATTTCACAGACGATATTATGGCACAATTGGAAGTTGCCGCGGCACAAGAGTTTTTGTATGGTAAAATAGGTGTAGATGAAAATAAGGCAGAAGAAGATGCAAGTGAAATATCAACTAATTGAGCACAATAATTCTTTTCATAATAACCATTGGGCAGTTAAACTAGAGGAAGGGACATACGAAGGCATCATATATCAATATGATACAGTGTCTTTTGAAGGAGGTGAAAATAATGAAGATGTTATTCTTTCATTTAACACAATTACCCTAGAAAACCCAAGTGATCTTGACTTGACAACAGAAGAGTTTAAGACTATAATAGGTGATATTCTAACCGAAATCATTGAAGAACAACTAGAGAGTGTAAAAAATGGCGAAGACGGAACTGGTGATACTGAGGCATCTGCTGAATGATGAGGACTTTGCGAGACGCACACTTCCTTATCTAAAGTCTGAGTATTTCCATGATCGTTTAGAGAAGACTGTATATCAAGAGATCGATAAGTTCATCAATAAGTATAACAGTCTTCCTACCAAAGAAGCATTGACACTTGAGATGGACAGTCGTGATGATCTGTCTGATGAAGAGTTCAGCAGTTCCTCATCTCTTATCTCATCACTTGATGGTGAGGATGTTGACAAGCAATGGTTGACTGACACGACTGAGAAGTGGTGTCAAGAGAAAGCAATCTACAACGCAATCATGAACTCGATTGCAATCCTTGATGGCAACGACAAGAAGAACGACAAGGGTGCGATACCTGAGTTGTTGTCGGATGCGTTGGGTGTATCCTTTGATCCAAACATTGGACACGACTTCCTTGATGATGCAGATACTCGTTATGATTTTTACCATCGTGTTGAGGAACGAGTCCCATTTGACCTTGAATACCTAAATAAAATTACAAAGGGTGGATTGCCTAAGAAGTCGCTAAACATCATCCTCGCAGGTACTGGTGTCGGCAAATCACTCGCGATGTGTCACATGGCATCTGCTAACCTATTGAATGGTAAGAATGTTTTGTACATTACTATGGAGATGGCAGAGGAGCGCATAGCACAACGAATCGATGCTAACCTTTTGAATGTCACTTTAGATGACCTTGAGGCACTCTCTAAGGACATGTACGACAAGAAGATTGAAAGGGTAAGGGGCAAGACAAGTGGTAAACTTATTGTCAAAGAGTATCCTACCGCAAGTGCAGGTTCTGGACACTTTCGACATCTGCTCAACGAGTTGCGATTGAAGCGGTCGTTTGTTCCAGACATTATTTACATCGATTACCTCAACATCTGTATTTCATCGCGAGTCAAAGCAGGTGCACAAGTCAACTCTTACACTCTTGTCAAGGCAATCGCAGAAGAACTGCGTGGACTTGCAGTGGAGTTCAATGTGCCGTTGGTGTCTGCAACTCAGACAACTCGTTCTGGTTATAGTAACTCAGATGTTGATTTAACCGACACAAGTGAGTCGTTCGGTCTCCCTGCCACTGCCGACTTCCTTATCGCACTTATTGCGTCTGAGGAGTTGGAGGACTTGGGACAGATCATGGTGAAACAATTGAAAAATCGCTATGGCGATCCATCTACTTATAAGAGGTTCGTAGTTGGAGTTGATCGAGCGAAGATGCGACTATTTGACTGCGAGCAAACTGCACAAGAAGATATTGTAGACAATGGTCCTGTATTCGATCAATCAACTTTTGGCAAACGAGCAAACGAAGACGATGCGATGCAGTGGACTACACGCAAAGCAGGGAGAAAGGATTTTAGTGGGATCAAAATGTAATCTACTAAGATAGTGAGATGTTCATCATGGTATAATTTAAAACAATAAAGGAGACCTTAACATTGAGTGATAGAGACTTTTATACATTACGAGAAATGGTTCGCAAACTGCAACGTAGAGTTGCGGAACTTGAGAAACAACTTGAGGAAAAGTCGGTAACTGCTTGATATCAAAGGAGCATTTTATTATGAATAGGGGGTTGCATTGCAACCCCTTTGTGGTATTATGTATATGTAAGTTGATGAGAGAGAAATTATGACTTTATTTGATGTAACAGTAAATGCAAAAGACTTGGGTATCAAAGAAACCTTTCGACTTTTCGGCACTAGCAAACGTGAAGCAATGATGAAAGCAATCAAAATGGTTCGCAAGTTAGGTGAAGTGAAAGGTGAAATTTTAGCAACTGCGAAGGTGGTTCGTTAATGAATTTTGTTCTTGTGACAGGCAGTACGAAAAAGAATCGTAAACTCGTTGAAGGCATCACTAACTGGTGTATCAAAGAATTGATGCCAAGAATGAGAACACTCGACATTGAGATTGAGTTGCGTGAGACACTCCGAAGTGAAGGTGTCTATGGTTGGTGCGACAGTACCGACAATCGTAACTTCAAGATTGATCTTCACAAGAAGTTTGACGAGTACGAGAACTTGGAAGATGTGATTAAAACCGTCATGCACGAGATGGTTCATGTTTGGCAGTGGGCAACAGGATTGTGCAAAGATTACGCAGATGGTCGTCGGATGTGGAAAGGTAAAGACTACACAGACACACCATACAGTAAGCAACCTTGGGAGCGTCAGGGATATAGAATGCAAGAAACTCTTTACAAAAAATGGTTGACAGAAGTCACTGAGTAGTGTTAAACTAATACAGTTGATCGAGAGAGAATGTATTAAGGAGTTTTAGAAAATGAGTGCGGGTTGTGCAAAAGATCATTACATTCAGGATGCCGCAGAAGCATATATTGTTTATGTTTTACAGAAACTTGCTGTTGAGAGTGGTTGTTCTTTAACCGATGATGTGCAAGAAAAATTTGATATTTTCCAAGATTACTGTCGTGAAAGAAACATCGAAAACGATTTTGCAAACTCATCATATAAGAAGAACATTGATAGTGTTGTGAAAGAATTCTTTGGTAGTTTGCTGAAAAAATACCCAAACGAAAAGTTTGACTTCATAAATGTAGAAAAGCAATTCAGAAACCAAAAACTGAAAGGCGACTTTGTTATCAAGTTTAAAGACAGAATTATTTCGGTCTCACTAAAAAATTACAAAAACGGTTATGAGCGTCCTCAATTGTGCTCTGGAACTTGGGTCTCATTTTTAAACAACTTTATTTTTCAGTCTGTTGGAGTGGGGACATTTAAAGACCCAATCACAAACGATGTGTTTAAAGGAAGTGATAAGGAAAAGCGAAATGAACTTCTTGATAGGTTGGGACTTTCCTATCTAAAAGATGCTTACAACACTTATGAAAATGTGTCGAACATTCTGAAGCAAAGGTATGTAAACAGTGAAGATGCTCGATTATGGTCTAACATCGATACGCAATGGAAAGACGATTGTAAAAACCTGAGTGAAGAGGCAATCGAAGTTACGATAGAAGCACTATCGAAGTTGCCAAACGATTTGATCAAACCGCGAGTATTAAAAATGGCAGGTCTCAACTATGACGAAGAACTTTTACTCATTAGTAAAGATCGGTATTTGTGTTCTTTGTTTGATGAGGACTATGCCAAACTATTAGAGCGTGTCAATTCAGACCAATGCAAGGTTGAATATATAAAGAACAAGAAGTCAATATTGTTTAGTCTTACTGATGATGGTGGGCAAATCATTAACATTGATGTTCCGTTTACATTGCAGAAAAATGGAGCATGGCATCTTCCTAAAACTGGTCAGTACGAAGGCACTATGTTCCACAAAAAAGAAGGTATCGAATTACACTATGGTGAACGCAGACCAAAGAAGTCTAAAGAGATTGCTACGTCAATCAACACATACCTTAACCTCAAGGGAGCAAATGTCTGTTGATAAAATTTGATGTTGTCGTTGCAAATCCCCCCTTTCAGGATTCTTTAAACAGGAAAAAAACTCAACATAAGTTGTGGATCACATTCACACAAAAAACTTTTGACGAGTGGTTAAAACCAAATGGTGTTTTGCTTCAGGTTTCTCCCAGTAGTTTTCTGTCACCTTCTAACAAGATATTAAAAATATTCCAAGACAAGGTGGTGAGTTTCTTAAATCTGGATACTAAAAAATACTTCCCCAATATTGGAAGCACCTTTGCAGATTACATGATTGTCAATGCTCAGTCGGATTCTACCGAAACTAAGATCGGGACAGACAATGGAACCTTTGACAAACTGATAGATCAATCGTCGTTTTATTTGCCGAATGATATGTGTGAGGAATCTTATTCGATACATCAAAAAGTTATATTTGACACAAAAGACAAACTTGATGTAAGATACGATTATGTAAATTGCCACAATGTTTTAATTCATCGTACTGATGTTATCAGCAAAGAAAAAACAGACAAACACATCTACCCTATTTTTCACACAAACTCTCAGGTGTGGTACTCAAGTATCAGACAAGATTGGGCAGACGAGAAAAAGGTAATGTGGTCTCGCAGTGGTTACACTAAACCATTCTATGACGATGGTGTGTATGGTGGAACAGATATGGCATATTATATCGTGGTCCCAAACGAGAGTTCTGGTAATATCCTTGCCGACAATTTAAATTTAAAATTGTTTAAGTACATTCTCAAGACTGCCAAATGGTCAGGTTTTGGCAACGAAAAGGTATTTAAGGCATTGCCAAACATATTAAATTGTGGTAGAATGACAGACTCTGATTTGTTTAGTATGTTTAAATTGACTCGGAAAGAAATTGATTATGTCGAAAGTTATTTGGGATAAAATCGAACAGAAGATGAATGACCATGAGTACATGGGAGAAATCGGAAGAGATGAATATCGTGTGAAGGCAACAGCAGAAATATTTACTCCAACAGAGTTAGTCTTAGATATGCTAAAAAAATCTGATCTAGATATTTTTTGCAAAGGAAAAACAGTTCTAGACCCTGCTTGTGGAGACGGTCAATTTCTTGTTGCGGTAAAGTGGATAAAGGTTTACTTCTACAACATGACAGAAGAGGAAGCACTGGCAGATATATACGGTGTAGACATTATGAGAGATAATGTAGACCTATGCAAAAAGAGATTGAGTGGTGGAACTATTTTAGTTGGTGATACTCTAAATCCAGAAAAAAGATTAGAGTCACAAACACGAGAAGAACACGAAAAAATAAAAGATATTTTTATGAATCAGGGGTTGACAAAGTTTTTATAAACGTGGTAATATGAAGTTTCGGGGCGGTGCGAATGCCTCTCTCAACAAGATACTCCTCTATCGCACCGACAAGATGGGAACGCAAAGTTCCCACCCCACCCTAACTCCTTGTCCTAAAGGATATCCTAAGTATGATGTAAAACTGCTTGATTTTATTGAGAATAAAAAGTTTGAAATAGTTATTGACAGCAGACGAAATATTGTTATATAATGTCTGTACTGAGTGAGAGAAAGGAGGCAGACAAAATAAGTCCTCCTCTCACTCGGTGGTTTTGAGAGAGCATTTTGCTCGCGAGTAGTTCAGTTGGTAGAACACTTGACTGTTAATCAAGTTGTCGTAGGTTCAAGTCCTACCTCGCGAGCAAAGTGTTTTCCTCGTCGTAGTTCAGATGGATAGAACATCTGCCTTCTAAGCAGAGGGTCGCAGGTTCGAATCCTGCCGACGAGACCAGAATTCGTGGATGTGACTGAATGGTTAGGTGACTGACTGCAAATCAGTTTTAAGTAGGTTCGATTCCTATCATCCACTCCAGAGTTCGGTGATTGCAACACCGATAGGAACGTGACCGAATACCTCTCGCTGAAGGGGGGTAAGGTAGACCGAAGGGGTAGCGCCCATGTCCTTCGCGGGAATGCAGGTCGTATGGGGTCTATTTAGAAAGGTACTTCAGATCGTACCCCATTGGTGGTTACCCTAATCCACCCGTTCCGCACTTTATTTTAGAGGCATGGTGTAATGGTAGCATGACGGTCTCCAAAACCGTTCGTCGGGGTTCAAATCCCTGTGCCTCTGCCACATGAGAGACATTATGAGTGATTTTGAAGTTAAAGTATTCTACAGAGAAAACGGTGAAGACAAGTTTGACCGTTATGTCAATCGACAAATCCATTCATGCGTTCGTGCCACAATGCGAGGAAAGAAAGACTCTCGTATCTTTGTTGGTACAACTACACGCGAACTCACAGCAATTGATAAGAATATACCAGATCCACCAGAAGGATGGATACCCGGTCGATTTAAATGTGTAACAAAAAAGAATCGTTGGGGGAAATCCGTCAGCGTTCCAGTAGAAATGAACTATGAGGTGATGAATGAAGATCAAGGTAGAAATGGATCTAACTCCGGAGGAAGCAAAAGACCTGTTCGTTCCATCGGAAAAGCAGGGTGAGTTCTATAGCATGTTGTACGATGCGTACACCAATGCGGTTCAAGAAACTGTACTAAAACATGTTGACCCAAATAACTTTATGGGTTTCAGAAAAGATAAATAGTGCATACAAATAAGGATTCACTATGAAGTTTTCACAGTTTATTTTAGAACAATCAGAACCAAAACGCACTTATACTAAAGTTGCAAAAAAACTGCTCGATGCAATGCCAGATCTTGAAAAAATGAATCAGCAAGGTGGCATTCGTGTCAGGGGATCTACAGTCAATGAGATCCAAAAACAAATAGAAAAGACATTTAATACAACTGCTCGGATATCACCTCCAAAAGCAGGTGGCAATCCAAGTAGTCAGTATGAAGCAGTACTATTTGTCAACCCAGAAGATGGACTGGAGTATGTCGTAGTTGTTGCCGCGGATAAGACAACATCATCACCAGAAGGTCATGATTGGGAAGATTTAATCACAGACAAATACAACCTACAGAATAAACTAACACCTGACGCATCCGCATCAGAGAATGCAAAACGATTCTATCCTACATACGAGACTTACGCAGAAAATATTGCAAAAGATTTCGTGCAGTATATTGGTAAGTCACCGATGACCCAATTCGGTAAAGGCAAATCCAAATCAAATTTATCTAAGTTCTGGGCATCATTTGGTGCATCAGATGGAACACCAAAATCTGATATGTATACTAAGACTCACAATATTTCGTTGAAGAAAAAAGGTGGTTCTCAGTTAATGTCTGCCGCAAAAGAAGAAACTATTGCAACCTTTAACGCGGCTCTTGAATACTTGGGAGAAAACAGTCCCATCGGTGTTCGTGAAATCGCAAGTCAGATTGATGAGAAGTTTGATAAAGTCGCAACTAAAATGACGAAGACCGCATTGGATAAATTGTCAAAAGGAGACACCTCAACACTGTCCCCTGAAGATAAAAAATCAGTAGAAAAATATGTTTCGGTGGAAGCATTCCACAAAGAAATTAATGAAGAAATTAAAAAGACATTCGCAGTGGAAGAAAATGAACAGTTCAAAGAATTCTTTGTGTATGAAGCAATGTCTGGTCGTAAAAAGTTTGAGGGCAAAACACCTCTTGCAATTGCATCATGTTGCATTGAGTTTGATGCAAACAAAGGAGCAGTGAGTAAATTTATTCCTATTTCACCAGATGGGTCTAGTAAGGGTCTTTCGGGTGCAGTTAAAGTATCCTCAGAAATTAAGTCAATCGCAAAGCAATGCACATTTTATACCTCATGGAAATCGTCGAGTGGAAGTCCCTACTCTACTTTCAGAATCAATGTGGACTCAAAAGCAAAACTTAGTGAATCGTTAGACTCGATCATTCGTGAGGAAATTCTTAACGATTCGTGGGTGCAAGAAATGAACAAAGATTTGCTTTCGGAGTCAGTAAACCTAGATGAGATGACTTTATTTAAAAGAGCAATCAGTCGCATGCGTAATGTTGTTGGTGCAGTTGGCAAGTTTGTTTCCAATTTGATGGGACGAATTTTCACTCGTGCAAAAAATGCAGTAAAGAAAATTATGAAGATGGGGAAGGATGCATTTAAAAACCTATTTGCATTTTTAGGAATTGAACTAAAAAGTGCAAGAGTATCAGCACCATCGGATGTAAAGGATTTTATGTTTAAATGAAAAAATTCACCTCCTACCTAACAGAGCAAAAGAACACTCACATGGAACATCTAGAGGATTCGGTTCTCAACAATGGTGTAAAGGGTGCAAGAGATGCAATCAATTTTTTACAAAGTCTCAGGGATATGTTATCTGGCAGTACTGCTCGTCCTGTTAATACCACTGTTAAGTGGGATGGTGCTCCTGCTATTTTTGCAGGGACTGATCCACGTGATGGAAAGTTTTTCATTGCAAAGAAAGGAATTTTCAACAAAGATCCAAAAATTTACAAGACAGAGGCAGAGATAGATGGAGATCTTGGTAGTAACGATCTTAGTACTAAATTTAAACTCGCTCTGTCCGAACTCCCCAAGTTGGGAATTACAGGAGTCATACAAGGTGACTTTCTGTACTCCAACGACACTCTTGGGACCGAAGTCATTGATGGTGAAAAACTCGTCACCTTTCACCCCAATACGATTGTCTACACCGTCCCCTACAGTAGTGAACTTGGAAAGAAAATACGTTCCTCCAAAATTGGTATCGTCTGGCACACTCGTTATGTCGGAGACAGTTTTGAATCAATGAAGGCAGAGTTCGGTCAGGACATCTCATCTAAACTGACCCAAACAAAAGGTGTATGGCACACTGATGCAACCTACAAAGATGTGTCAGGTTCTGCATCAATGACTGCAAAAGAAACTGCCGCAGTCACATCCATACTATCATCCGCGGGTAAGACATTTCGTGGTATCAGTGCAAAGACACTGAACGCAATTGCTGAGAGCGATGAAATTAAAACTCGTATTAAGACTCACTTCAACACGAAAGTTCGTGCGGGTGAGAAGATTGCAAATCCAAGAAACCATGTGCGTGGTCTCATGAACTATGTTATTCAATATTACACTAAGCAAATTGAATCGAAAAAAACAGAAAAGGGAAAAGCACCTTGGATACAGAAGAAGAAAGAAATGATGCAATTCTTTGGCTCCTCCAACTCAGCAGATTTGGTGAAGATCTTCACACTGATGAATCAGATCATCGATGCGAAGGAGTTGATCATAAAGAAGATGGACAAAGCATCAAGTATCGGAACATTTCTAAAGACAAGTAAAGGGTTTGAAGTAACAGCACCAGAAGGTTATGTTGCAATTAATAATGATGGAGAAGCAGTCAAACTTGTAAATCGATTAGAATTCTCACGTGCTAATTTTTCTGATGATGTGATCAAGGGTTGGCAAAAATAGTATGGGTCAAAATTATGATTGGGTTGATGTGTGGAACAAACCAGCATCAAAGAAAAAAAAAGATCATGTAGTCAATAAGAAAGAAAATTACGACATTCTAAAAGATTATTTGGATACTCCTCCAAAGAAAATGCTAGAGATTGGATGTGGAATTGCTCGTGAGGCAGAATGGTTTCAGAAAGATTATGGCACTGAGTTGTGGTTGCTTGATGGTGACAAATCGATCAACGAACCAAGAAAGCAAACTCGATATTATAATTGGGGGACTGCTGATAAATTTGCATTCTATTCGCCAATTGATGATCTGAGAAAATCGTATGAGTGTCGCGATATGACCTATCGATTTGTTGATGCAAACAATATTGATATTCCTGACGATCAAATGTTTGATCTGATCTGCTCTTTTAAGTCTTGTGGATTTCATTATCCCATTTCAGAATACGTCGATCTAATCAGAAAGCACTCGCATGAAAATACCAAACTGATTTTTGATATTCGTAAGGATGCAACAAAACCAAACAAACTCAAAGAAACAAAGATTGAGATTGTCAATAAAATATTTGAAGGAAGGAAACACTTCCTATGCGAAATCAAATTATCTTAATGTGATCAAAGGATGGCAAAAGTAAATTTATAAATACTATTATAAATAACTACAAATTGATTATACACAAAAATTAAAGTATTGTCAATAGGTAAGTCTAAGGAAAACCCTATGAAAAAGATCGTGTTCACATTTGGACGCATGAACCCTCCGACTATTGGCCACCAAAAACTGGTAGACAAAGTAAATACAGTTGCAAAGACAAACAGTGCTGAAGCAAGGGTTTACTTGTCGCATACTCAAAATAATAAGAAAGATCCCCTTAGTTATAAAGACAAGATTCGTTTTGCGAAAAAAGCATTCGGAAATTCTATCATACAATCCGAAAGTAAAACTGTATTCGATGTCGCAAAAGAACTCCAGAAGGCAGGTTACACTGATGCTATTATGGTCGTCGGATCTGATCGTGTGAAAGAATTTCAAACCCTCCTCAATAAATATAATGGAAAAGATTTTACATTCGATTCAGTTAAAGTTGTGTCTGCAGGTGAAAGAGATCCTGATGCACAGGGTGTTGAAGGAATGTCTGCATCCAAACTAAGAGCACTTGCAAAAGACGGTGATTTTGATACATTCAAGTCTGGACTACCAAAAAAACTTCAGGGTTCAGATGCAAAAATAATCTATGATATTATCAATAGTGTTATTAAAGAGAGTGTAGAAGAAAATCGTCAACCTCTTACCATTCAACAACGTAAAGAGATTGGTAGGAGAATGAAACGACTTGCACCAAAACTTGCTAGAATGCGTAAGTTAAAAGCAAAACGTAAAGCAGACGGTGACACAATTAAAAAAAGAGCACTTAAGCAAGCAAGAAATATAATTAGAACCAAAGTGGCAGGAGATCGAGGTGCTTCCTATAATGAATTAAGTTCGGCAGAAAAAGTTTCTGTTGATAAAATGATTACAAAGAAAAGTGCCATAATCCAAAAACTTGCTAAAAAGTTAATTCCTAAAGTTCGTAAACAGGAGGCGGAAAGATTGGCACAAGTACGCAGTGGTCCCAAAGAAGAACAGTTTGATCCGTTGATTGAAGAATTATTTTTAATTATGGAAAAGGACGAAAAAGAAGCACCCAAAAAAACTGACCAAGATTCTGATGTTAAAGACTTGCCCGGTACTCAACCGAAGAAGTACTATAAGGGACTTTCTGACAAAGAGAAGGAATCCAGAGCAAAACAATTTGCAAAAGGTGCGGATAAACCAGATGGGTCTCCGTCATCATACAAATCTGCACCGGGTGATGCTGATGCGAAAACAAAACCAAGCAAGCATACACTCAAGTATAAAAAGATGTTTGGTGAGCAAGATGCAGTTAAAGCGGCACAAGATAAAATTAAACGTGAGAAAGAATCAGACAAACGTAAGCATGATGCAATGCTTGATCGTGCTCGGACAAAAGACACGCAAACAACAAACACTCAAACAGAAGAGTATGAACTCAGTGAAGATGCGACTAACGCATTAAAGAAAAAAAGTGAGAAGTCAGGCATCCCTGTTAGTGTTTTGCGTCAGGTGTATAATCGTGGTATGGCGGCATGGAAGACAGGTCACCGTCCCGGTGCGACACAACAGCAGTGGGGATTTGCACGAGTCAACTCATTCATTACCAAGGGCAAAGGAACTTGGGGTGGTGCAGATAAAGACCTTGCAAAGGGTGTTAAAGAAGAAAGAGATTATAAAAAAGAATATGAAAACTATCAGGGTAAACCTGAACAAATTGCAAGAAGGTCATCAAGAAACCAAGCAAGAAGAATTATGGGTGACAAAGCAGTTAAAGGCAAAGACGTTGGTCATAAAGACAACAACCCATTAAACAATGACCCGAAAAATTTGAGGATGGAAGACCCGTCTAAAAACCGTAGAGAACCAAGACTGAGAGAAGAAATCGAACTCGACGAGAAGTGTTGGGATGGATACAAGCAAGTTGGTATGAAGAAGAAAGGGGACAAGATGGTTCCTGATTGTGTGCCAGAAGCAATCTCTCCTGCTCAACAAGCGGCAATCGCAATCTCTAAAAAAGAACGTGGTGAAAAACCTAAGAACGAAGACGACTTTAAACCTCATATGATGTATAATCCAGAAACTGGTGAGTCAGAGTTGGCAAAGGTTCCTGCGGATCATGAGCGTTTGTCAAAGCAAGGTTGGACGCACGAGAAACCTAAGAAAAATTTAAAGGCAATGTTGGGTGTTCCTAATGCTCGTCCTGTGGTGCCGATGGGTGAAGAAGCATTGGAAGAAATGCCTCGTTGGTTGCTTGAACCTTTGTCGAAGATAACTCACAAGAAGGGTTATGATATGGCAAAGAAAGTTCTGGCAGATGTGCTTGATCGCAAGAAAAAAGAAGGCGGTAAGAAAGGACTTCAGCACTCAATCGAATACTATGCGGCACAAATTGCCAAGCAGTTTGATGGTGTCGATGCAAGAGTCTTAGCAGATATGATGAATGAAGAATCGTGTTGTAACGATTGTGATTCTCATTTTGATCACATTATTGAAGAAATAACAATCGTAGAAGAAGATGGTAAAAAGAAAAATGTTAAACTTAACAACCCATTTAGAACACCAGATGGTCCTAAAAAGTTCTCTGTCTATGTCAAGAACGAAAAAGGAAATGTTGTAAAAGTAAACTTTGGTGATCCTAATATGGAAATTAAACGAGACGATCCGGCTCGTAGAAAAAGTTTTCGTGCGAGACACGGATGTGATGATCCGGGACCAAAATGGAAAGCACGTTACTGGTCTTGTTACCAGTGGAGAGCATCAGCAAAAGTAGACAACTAAAAGGTAAATTCCTATGAACTTAGCAAATACCATCAGAATGATGGCAGAAAAAAAAGATAACCCTCCATTTGATGTCTCTAAGGCAGACTATGCAGGTGCGGCAAAAGAACTAACGCAATATGCAAAGACAAAGGGTGGCATGGATAAGAACGATTTCTTAGCATTCGCAAACCGTATGTCAGCAATCGCAAGTAAGAAGTCTCCTCGTGTCACTTCAAAGTTTGCGCGTGATCTGATGGACTTAGACACTTCACCTCGTGAAAAGATTGTTAGTGTTATGCGTAACAACGGCATCAAAGTAACAGTCCAAGGTGGTGGGTTTAAGATTGAAGACTTTACATTAGAAGAGTTGGAAGAACTTGATGAACTTGAAGAAGCAGTTCTTTCCGGTAGAGACTACAAAGTAAAAGACGGTAAGGTTCATATCTCACAAGCAAACTTCAAGAAAGTTTCAAAAGATTATAAGAACGACACTAAAGGTAAAGAACGTATGACAGTTCTTGATCCAAAGACACAAGCAACTGTATCTATGCCTGTTGTTTTTGAAGAAGTCGAACTGGACGAAGCATACAAGACTCCTGCTGAAGCAAAAGCATACGAAGACGGTAAGAAAGCAGTTGCGAAGAAGGTAAGTTACGACGACAACCCTAACAAGAAAGGTACGAAAGAGTACACTGCTTGGTCTAAGGGACACAACGACGCACGTGCGAAGATGATTGGAAATCGTTTTAGCAAGGAAGAGGTTGAACTAGAAGAAGCAAATCGTGATCCATCGAAGTCCGGTGGTTCTGGATACGACTTATATCACAAGGACTTCTCGTCTGCGATGAAGCATGCGTATGACTATGCAAAGAAGAAGTTTGGAATTGAGATTGATCCAAAAGAGATTGACGACAAGGTTGCATCCGGTCCTCGTAAACCTTCTGCAGGTAAGACAAACTCTTATCGTTTGAAGGGCAAGGATGGCAAGAAGGGTGTACAGATTCAAGTTGCTAATCTTGACAACAAGAAGTACGAACTGAACATGTACAAGGAGTCTGTTGAACTGGACGAAAACATTGATCCAACACTCCAAATATTCGGTGCAATGTTAGGTATGGGTATGTCATTACCTGTGGTTGCGATGAGTCTGGCAATGTTAGACCATCAAACTGATGGGAAAGTATCTGCCGCATTAGAAAAAACAGTCAATGCTGTGACCTCTAAGTTCAAGAAGAATAAAAACTACAAACCAACCAGTGCAGAAATGAATGCGGTCAACAAGTTGGAAAAAGAAATCAAAACAAATAATCCAAGTATTTTCAAGAAAGCAATGGCAAAGGTTTCACAAATCAAGTCAAAGAAAGAGTCAGTTGAAATGGAACTGGACGAAGCAATGCGTGTCCTCGCAACCAAGGGTAAGACCAAAGTTGTCACTAAGGGCGACGGTGTTGCTCTTGTAATGGTTGGCAACAAAGAAGTCGCATCTGGTGATCTGGATGACGGTGCAGGTGGATGGTTCATGTCTAAGAAAGGTGAGAAAGGATCGAAGTTCTTTGACTCACCTAAGAAAATTGCAGACTACTATGCGGAGGAAGTAGAAATGAATGAAGAACAAACAAACGAACTCTTTGAATCTGTGTTTGAAGAATTAGAAGAAGCAACATATCAAGTGGACATCAAAGGTGCAGGACGCGAAACCGTCACGGCAAAGAATGAGAAAGATGCAATTGCAAAAGCATCTAAAAAAATGAAAGTTCACAGTTTCAAATCTTCAGATGTCACTGTTAAGTTGGTAGAAGAAGTCAAAGAAACAATGTCTCTTGAAGACACACTCAGAGCAATCTGGGAAGGTAAGTCGATTAATAAAGAAGACAACACTAACGATAAGTCTGACGATGGAGAAGGGTTAGATAAAGTCCAACCTAAAGCATTGAAGAAGAAGTTTAAAGATCGCAAAGACAAAGATATCGATAATGATGGTGATGTAGATGGATCTGATGAATATCTACACAATAGACGCAAAACAGTATCCAAAGCGATAAAAGACGAAGATGCTGATGAAGCAGAAGATGATGCAGAAAAAGAAGTTTCTGACAAAGAAGACGAAAAGAAAAAAGTTGTCGGGAAAACAGGAAAGCAGACAAAAGTAGAAGTCGATCCTAAACTCGATGAGGAAGTAAATCGTATCATGGAGTCGTTTGACTTGTCTCGTTTTGCAAAATATGGTAATCGAGCAGAGCAAGTAATGAAGATGACTGCAATTAAGATGGCAGAAAAAAAGTATAAATAGTAGATAACTCAATAGGAGAATAACAATGGCACAATGGACAATGACAGACAGTGAGGCGGGATACCCATTATGGTCAAATAATGTACTAGGGGTCTCAAACTCAGAACACATTTATGGTAGTACAACAGAAGATGCATTCATCACTGACCTTAAGGTCGGGGTGTTTGGAGTGGATACAACTGAAATGGCATATGCAAACACTGGTGACACAGAAGCAGACGCAGTGCCACATTCAGGATGGGTATTACGTAAAGAAGGCACAGGTGGTCGTGCGGGTCGTGTGCATTATGAAGTATTAGTTGCATCCGGTTCTATGACTGGTGATGATGATGCTAATGATACTGGATTATTACCAGAAGAAAACTAAGAGGAATAAACGATGGCAGATAAGAAGGTCACTGACCTTGTTGCAACCGATGACTTGAATGGTAATGCTACTTTTTTAGTAGTCACTACCTCTGGAGGCACTGCAACCTCTAACAAAATTACTATGACCAACTTATTTGCGAACGTTGTTCCAGTAACTGCTTTTAAAGCAAACACTACGTTTACGGGAACAACAATGTCTGTTTCTGCAAATTTAGTTCTTAGTAATTTTAATGTATTGACTGAAATACAAGATAGATATCAAGTCGCTAATGCTAATTTATTGATTAATGACCGGATGCAAGTTGCGAATGCTTATGCAATTGCTAACAATAAGATGGAGGTTTCAAATACCATAGCTTTGTTTGGAATTATCTCATCAAACCTTGCTCAGTATATGGCAAACACAAACTTGAGATTCCCTAACTATCTTGAAATGGCAAACGCATCAGCAGTTGTTTCTGGTGTAAGTGAACAAGATCTTGCGGATGAGTCAGCATCGATCACTTCATCTTTGACTACTCTGATTAATGATCGTATGCAAGTTGCAAATACTCAAACACTTGCGAACGCTCGTTTAGGTGCAACATCAACGGTCGCATTAACTGGAGATGTCACTGCGTCTGCAACTGCATTTAGTTCGAACGCAGTATCAGTTCCAACTACATTGGCAACTACTGAGGGTTCGACTCTTGCACAATATTTGCAAATGGCAAATACGGATATCTTTGCCTCTAATGCAAACTTTAATGCTTATGTTGCGAATACCAATCCTCGGTTTAGACCAGAAAATTCGATTCACGCATCGTTTACATTTGATTTGAATGGATCAAGTGACGCATGGTCTATTACGGGTTCTGGTGCTGAAAGCACTACGGATAATGAAACTTTATATTTGTATAAAGGATTTACCTACGAATTCATAAACAATCAAACATCTGTACATCCATTACAAATACTAAACACATCTGAAGGAACATCGTTCGCAAATGGGATTAGTGGTACAACAACTGGTACTCAACTGTTTACTGTGCCACATGCACAGATAAGTGATTTGGTATACGAATCAGGATCTGATGCAACAATAACTGGAGTATTAAAAATAGTATCATAATATGTTTGAAAATTTGACTGAAAGTAACTTTCAACTATTTGCTATGAAATATTATACAAATCCACATTGTATGGATGTGTTAGAATTTCATGATGATTTGAAAAAAATTAGGTATATAAAAAGACTTTTTCGTAAATATAAAGAGACGGGCGAACTTAAAGATAGATTAATCATCAATCACTTGATCGTTTTATATAATATGTTTGAACCTCGTGCGATGACTCGTATGTTGATTTTAAAATTAAAAGAGTATTTAGATTGTTTGAAACCATTTTTGATGTGGTTAAATTATTGGACAACAGATGTTGGTTTGATAGATGGAAATCAAATTAAAGATACAAATGTTTCTTTAGATGAAGGTATCATAAAAATTATAAGGCAGACAGAAAATGTCAACTAAGGCAGTAGATTTAATTCTCATTTATCAGTTTCTCAAAAGACTGACAACTCCCTTCAATAAAACTGATGCATATAAACTTGGTTTGATTGACGAAAAGGGCAAAAGAACTGATAAAAAAGTTGAGACCAAAGAAGAAGAGGAAGCATATGGTTACTTTGATCGGTTAGTTTTTAATATTAAAAAATTAATTGAAAAGGTTCCCGGTGGTTCATCTCGACTAGGATCGTATGCCGCGGCATTGTTTTTAATTAAAGAATCTGTTAATCCCCAAAAAAAATACACAGAATTAGAACTAGTAGAAGGTTGGATGGAGACCATGAAAGAATTAGAAAACACTACTAATAGAAGTTTAAAAGATTTGTTGGAAGAGGATGCCCCTGCGAATTCTACTGGTGCGTCAGTTGCAGGTACTGGTGATGATGAAGCAAATTGGAAAGGAGATGGTCGTAAAAAGGAAATGAAGGCATTCTTGAAACGATATCTTGCGGCACAAGCAAAAAGAAAAGAGTTGAAAAAACGTGAAGACTTCATGAAGCAGATGGGATTGAAATGATACTGACTGAAAAGTTTATCACTAAGTCTGACCTCGATCAAGTCGAGAAGTATGCAGATAAACTTTTTGCAAAGGTTGGTATTGATGTTGAGTTCACACGACACTTTCTAGATCGTGTCAACGACGAACGCAACAAGAAGCAGATCACATCTGCAGAACTGACACGGTTGTTCAAGCAGACATTCTCAAAACACGGTAAGAAGATTCCGTCGATGGGACCGGACGCAGAGGCAGTCATCAAGGATATGAAGACGGACATCAATATGCCGTTCGTGCTGAACTACAAGAACGGTGAGTTGGAACTCGTTGCAAAGACGATCATGCGTAAGAAGAATTTTAAGACACCAAACCCAGAGTTGGCAGTCGAATCCTTTATGGATGCTTGGAAGAATAAAAAAAGATGATTAGTTTTGATGTTGAAAATATAACAAAAGGTATTGGTGTAGTGACAGCATCATTTGCTATGATTGGTGGTGGATACACCATGTGGGATAAGTTATCGAGTAAAGATATTCTTACTTGGGCACCAGAACACTTTGAAGTTTCAGATGGTCCAAGAGACGGCACATTTGATGTAATTGTTGCAAGAGAAAAACACAGAGATGACTGTAAGGTTGAAGGATTCAAACTTGAAGTCAAAGACAGCAAGTATATGGTTCACACAGCAACACCAAGCATTGCTAAATTTTCTGGACCTGCGAGTGATAAGATCGACAAGTTCGGATACTCGTTTACGATTGACGAGGAACATCAACACATGATACCAGAGGGTGAGGCAACACTGTTAGTACACATCGATTATATGTGTCCAGAGGGTCCAGTAGTAGTCAACTATCCGAACCATGAGAACTTGAGGTTTAATATAACAAAATGATTAAACTCTACGCACTGATCATTATCCTCGGAATCCTTGGTGGGGTAGGGTACGGTGCAATGTGGTATTACAAGGACACCCAAGCACGTATCGAGACACTACGTGAGAACAATGCGAAGTTAGAGGTTGCTATCGATACTGCGAATGAAAGTATGGACCTCATGAAAGATGAGATGGAAAAGAATCAAGAATTGATGAACGAGTTGTCGCAAAAACTGCGAAAGGCAGAACAGTATGGTGACGACTTGAGAAACAAATTAAGACAATTAGATTTAGTGCAAGACGCAATGAAAGATGCGGCAAAATTAGAAGGTAGGATGAATGGTGCGACAGCAAAACTATGGCGGTCAATTGTTGCAGACACTGGTGGTACTCCTGACCCTAACCTCCCTGAGTGGTTGCAGTCTGATGTCACAACCGGAACCAGAAGTGAAGGTA